AGTTTCAAGAGAATATTTCCGTTTTCGTCAGAGAGTCCAAAATCGGAATCATAATCATCACCATTAGGAGTTTTCGATGAATCAAAATTCTTGGTTTTTACTTCACCATCCCTTAACTGAGCCAATACATTTCCGTTTTCGTCTGCAACTTCAAAATCAATGGCATTACTAGCTTCTGCAACATCTACATCTGCATGTTCTTGTTTTTGCCAATAGCCTTCTATTGTAGTAAAGTTCTGAGCCATCAACCTATATTGTACATACTTATTGTCAGAACTCTGTACGAACTTAATACTCATACCTCCCTTCCTTACAGCAGTAGGAATAAGAGTATTTACATTGTTCTGATTCAGTATGTACTCAAGGGTAAACTTACCATCGTTGTTGGGACCTGCTGTAGGATTCTTTGCTGATACATCATACACTGCACCTAAAGCAAGTTCATTCTGTACTCCACCACTCTTAACAAAGTTATTGCTCCCAGCAGTAGGAACATCATCAATGCCGGGAAAAGAGAATGTTGCCAACTCTTTCCAGCCATCACCAGTGGCATTTACCATGTAGTCTGTATAGCTTGTGCCGCCTACTAAACGGTAAATCTTCTTTGGATCTGCACCGGAGACGGCGGGCAAAGTATCTACAGGAACTACGTCCTGCTTCTCCAAGGCCTCAATCTTATCGTCCTGAGCTTCCGTCTTGGCGTCCAGTTCCTCTTCTAATTCGCCACGCATCTGTGTATAGAGTGCGTTAAGGTCTGTCACAGCTTCAGGGGCTATTTCTGTTCGACCGACTGCTCCAGGCGCAATATTCCCTGCGACCACAGCATTAGGGGCTATCTTATCTTCGGTAACGGCATTATAGCCAATCTTCTTGGTGGTCACGGCGCCGTCATCAATCTTATCTTCGGTAACAGCATTATCGCCAATCTTCTCGGTGGTCACCGCTTTATCGGCAATCATCCGTTCAGTGACATTGAAGTCATCGCTCAGCTGTTGTGGGGTAATTGCTTTGTCCTGGACTTTCTCACCCGTTACCGAACGATCAGCAATCTTCTCGGTGGTCACCGCTTTATCGGCAATCTTCTCAGTGGTGATGGCTTCCGAAGTTATATGCACACTTTTGATAGCGCCATTCTGAATATCCCTCGACTGGACTAACACACGGTAACGCCCAATGTGTTCAATGAACTCAAACAGTTTCTTCATATCTTATTAGTTGTTGATTATACATTTAGTTACTTCTACAGGTGTTGCCAGCTTTACTTGGATGCTATCCCGACAGGCAATCTTTATTTTGTAGGCGTTATGCTGCGGTTCGGGTGTCTGCCCGTAGTTGGCATACTCGCCGTCGTCTTCCATCTTTAGGGTCACTACAGGGGCATTGGCAGACAGTTCTATCTCGACTATTGCGCAGTGGTCTATAGTGACGGGTTCGCTGATATAGGCATTAGCCTCAGCGTCGAATGTGAATTGTGGTTCCATCGTTCTTTATTCTTCTTGCGGTTGTGCAATACCCATGTAGCTTCTTGCGATGCCAAAAAGGTTTTGGGCTATATCTTCACGGAATGCCGTCATTGTGAGTCCGGCAACATGGTAAACCAGCGCGGCTGTCAGTTTTGATGGCACATCAATGGAAGCGTCGCTTCCTGAATTTTGTATCGCGGGCTTTCGGATGCAAGTAAACTTAAGAGTGTCCTTGTCCTTTCCTTCTGCCACTTTGGCACAATACATTTCCAAAACACGCCTACCTTCGTTATTGTAGGCAATAATATTCACAGGCATATCCCAACTGCCTCTGGCGTACTCGTTCAGCTGCATGAGATATGTCTGCGAATAGACTTCTTCAGGAATCGGGAAATATGGCCAGGACGATAGTCGGGCATCAACGATACGTAACACGCTGTCAGGAAGAACCAACGTAGCCACTAATGAATTGGCGTCAATGGTAAAATTTGCCAGTTCGGCACCTGTCAGTGACGAAAAACTGTCATTCATCATACCCACCGGTGCGTGCTCGATGATATACTCAAGTCCGTACTGGATCTTATCTTTGATGACTTGTGACAGGTTCTCGCTGTCCTCCGTGGAAAACTGGAAGTTCGTGCCGTCCTGAGTCAGCTCGTCGATAGCCGACTTTACCTGTCTTACTATTTCCAATACCTGCATATTCATAGCTTATCCTCTTTTGATGGTAGGATTGATGCCATGCTCTTTCAGCACCTTGCGAGCTTCAGCTTCCGTCGTCACTTGAACCTGATACAGCTGAGCGACAAACGTAATGGCATCGGCAAGGTTGGCAAACTCTTTCTTCTCCATGCCGTCGCCCTGCTCTTCAGGTGCGGGTTCGGCGGTAGGCTCTACAGTAGGTTCGGGAACGGGATCTACAGTCTCCGATGGCGGCGTCTGAGCAGTTGTTGGTGCGGTGACTGGGTTCTGAATGGGCTTGATGTGGGCACTGTTCACCTTGCGCTTCTGAACAGTAGGCTTGGGAGTTGCAGACTTGGTACCGATGGTACGTAACAGCACCACCTCCTTGTTCTTGAACAGCTCACTGGACTCCAGCACCTTCTGCTTAAAGGCATCGTCGGTACGGAACTTCGGCATCGTGCCGTTATACACGTTACCGCCGGTGAAAGCTACACGCACCTTGACACCCTTGTAGTTCAGGGTCACCTCAAATGTGTTCTGCTGTTTGCGTAATTGATATTCCTTAATCATGATTCTTGACTTTTAAAAACATAGGGCCACGGTATTCCCGTCCGTCACGGTTCCACCGCAGCCCTTGAAAGTAGGATTCTCTTAGTCAGTGCTTCCAGTGTACACCTGCCACTCGCTATCGTCAGCACTCCACTGCCAGATGTGCTCACCGTCCAATACAGCGCCTTCGTACTCTTCCCAAGCGTTGTTTGTGAAGATGTAGTACTTACCTTCCTCGTAGGTGACAGCACTCTGACCTTCGCCGACGGTGATGTCTTCAAGGGGTGCGATGATGTCACCATCAGACGGATTAGCAGGTAGCTCGCTAACCTTCGTTACAGGACCGTCCTCACTCAGCAGACCGTCGAACTCGATGATCATGCCATCAGTAGGATTAGCAGGCAGTACATCGACCATTACGAAAGGATTAGCGCTGGTAGACATGTTCTTGGCAACAATCTCGTCGCTCGGGCCAACGAGCAAACTGGTGTGTCCGCCCAGCTTCAGTGCGCCACTCTCGATGTAGATGTAACGGCTGGCCTCTCGAGCCTCGTTGCCGGCCTTCTTCAGGTCAACCTCGTACTCCTTGGAGTTACCGGCGATGTTGTGGTAGTACTTGGCCTTCTGCATGGGGATAATCACCATGAAGTTCTTATAGCCCAGGTCATCCAGTGCGGGAGCATGAACGATATGCCATGTGCCGAACGAGCTGACAAGGTCACGAACTACAATACCGTAGTCGGTCTTGTGGTGTTTGTACTCCACGGTGTGGTGCAAAATTTCAGGCATATTCTCCAGTTCGGCAATCTTGTTCATGCCACAATACGCGTAGGCCTCCTTGGACTTGCCAAGACCAGTGCCCATCACCTTACCGATGGCAGAGATGTGCTTCCACTTGAAATCACCTTCCAGTCCGAGGGTATTGGTCAGCTGACGCAGAGCACCATTCATGGTGTAAACATACTCCTCGTTACCGTCCTTGGTACGCATAATGAACTTACCCTGTGCCATAATCCACAAGCTGTACTCCTGCTTCTTCTTGAAGTTGCGCAGTGCCTGTGCCTTGATGTCCTTAAGTCCCCAGCTGGTCTTCTTGATGACCTCACGCTCATGGTCGGTGATAAGGATGTTGAACTCCATCTTCTGCAGATAGACGGTGTTCGGACGCGGCTGTGAATTGTCGGGCTGTACAATCATCTGAGACTCGCTGGCAGCTACCGAGGTAATAATCATCTCTGTGCCTGCAGGAATAGCAGGTACGGTGTAGTTGCGCAGATACTCGGACGTCTCGCCGTCAACCTTGGTGATACCGTTGATGGGTCGGCAGGTAATCTTCTCTTCGTCGTTGGCTACTACGAACAGTACCAGCGGGCCACCGTCCTTCTTAGTCTGACTGCCGTTCTCGTAACCGCCGACACCCTTCACAACTATCGTTGACGATACACCCAGCAGCTGCAAGTTACCAGAGCAGTTAGCTTCCGTCAGGATAACCTTCTCACCGGCGGCGATGTCGTCGATGACATTCAGCGTCAGGTCTTCCTCACCGATACGGAAGTCGGTAATCTCATAGTCATGGCCGCCTACGTTACGCTGCTGTGCGATGGTCTGTGCATGGTTCAGCAGGACGTAATCAGCGGCCTCGAACTCCACGATGTCGGGGTCGTACTGGTCTTCCAGCAGCTTGGCACGGCGCAGCTGCGTAGCAGATGCCTGTGTTCCGGGGAGCGACTGGCCTGCACCTTTTCCGTCAGGACTCTTCAAATTGTTGGTCTCAGGGTTCACGGGGTCGGGATTGGCGGGATCAGGCTCCACAACACCAGCACCCTCAGCAAGGCTGATGCCAGGGCAGAACAGCACCGACAACAGCAGCAAACACATTGTGACTATCACATTGTGCTTCGAAAGATAATTCGTCATCTTTTTCATACTTGTTGTAAAATTAGTTGGTTAAAAATATGTTGTCTATCTCTTTGTCAGTCCTCCACGACGCATCTGTGTTCCTGATGCCTGTGTGCCACGTAGTGACTGGCCTGCACCTTTTCCGTCAGGACTGCGTAGGTCGTTGACAGTCGGATTGACGGGGTCGCGTCGTCGTGGGGATGGTTCCAGTACCGGACAGTCTATCATACGTTACCATCCTCTCCCCAATCAGCAAAGCCACCCTTCTTCTTAGGCTTGCGCTCACCCTGAGCACCGCCACCCGATGACAGGCTTGGCACGCCAGAGCCAAAGTTTCTCAGGCCGTTCTGCATACGCTCGTTAAGGGCTGTAGCACGGGCTTTTTCACCAGCAGACGCAATGTCGCTGTCATAGTTCTGTGCCTTCAGCACGGCCTCCCAAATCTCTTTGGGAACGATACCGATGGAGGCATCGCCGAAGATACCGTTGCTTATCACGTTACCTTCTGCGTCGGCTTCTCCATACATCTTCTTATAGAGCGCCTGCGTGTCTTCGTCGCTCATGCCACGCTCCTGTGCCAGCTGTTTCAGGGCATCGATACTGGCCTTCAGGTTGTCGCCAAACTCCTTCTCGGCCTGCTTATTCTTTGCCTGACGCTCCTGGAATATCACCAGTGCATCGCTCATCTTCTTACTGAATTCGGGGTCGTTGGCTAACTCGCGGACATCCATGTCGGGACCGATATTCTCTGCCAGCCACACAAAGGGGCTCTCACCTTCCTTAGCTGCCAGCACCAGTCCTGCAAGTAACGGATTCTTATCCATCGCCTCACCTAACTGCCGGTTACTCTCACGGAAGTTCTCCAGCTCATCGAGGTTGGCATTAGCCTGACCGTAGAAGGCCTCCTCGTCATCTAAGTTCAGATCGGGGTGTCTCTCCTGATAGCGACTACGATAGCGCTCACGGGCAGTAGGCTGTTGCGTCTCCTGTGCGGGCTGCTGTTCAACTTGTGGTTCTTTCTTTTCTGTTGCCATAATTGTTATCTTTATTTATGTTGGAATTATCATCCTCCGCAAATTGGGTAGGTCTTTTCTGACTCCCGACGGAACCAGTTTTCCAGCGCACTGTCGGTTTTCTTCTGGTCTGACTTCTTTTCCACTTTCTGTTCTTGGCTGAGCCTGTAGCCTATATTGTCGAGAACGCCAGTCCAGCTATAGACACTGAAAGAGTTGTCCTTGCCGGCAACGATGTAATCCATCTTCTCGTCAATCTTCACGACCTTGTCATAGGGGATTTCGTTCTTCTTCAGTAAGTCCTCTACGTCTTCGACGCTGCTTTCAGTGCATACAACCGTCAGCTGGGTAGCGTGTTTCTTCAAGGTTGTCATTCCTTCCTTGGCCATCTCCAATGGCTTATAAGAGCCATCGTCGCCTTTGTGAAAGAGTGCATCTTGGAATACTCCATACGATTTTTTCTCTATTTTCTTTTCTGCCATAATGCGGATGATTTGAAATTTCGGTGTAAAATTAGTTATCATTAGGGTACAGTTTTTCATAAAATTTTTGTGGCCATCGTGCGAAAGGCTGTTTTTGGCTTCGCACAAAAATTTTATGAAAGATTAGACATTCTTACAACCTATCTTTGCACATAAAAAAGGTATATCATGGCGAAATCAACAAAACCGCTGCTGACGCTCTCCGATGTCACACCGCTACAGAAAGGCAGTCGCCTCGATACGGTGAAGGAACGTCGCAAGCAGAATATACAAAAGGAGGTCTACGACTTAGACCTGCTTTCCGTCTGTGCCCGTAGCTGGCTCAACAAGGAATCTATCCGTCAGGAGCGTGCCACCAACCTGCGATACATCTTCGGCAACCAGTGGGGCGACTACCTTTCCGAGCACGGTATCACCGAAGAGCAGCTGATTAAGGCGCAAGGTAACGTACCCCTGCAGAACAATGTGATGGTGTCTTTGTGGATGAGCGTCTTTGGTATTCATGCTAAGACGGAGACAGAGCCGGTGTGCTACGCTCGTCATCAGGACGCCAAGGCGCTTTCTGACAATCTGTCAGCAGGATTGCAGTCGTGTTGGCAGAATACCTACATGTCCGAGAAGCTGGATAATGGCTTCGCTGAATATCTCATCGGCGGTGGTTGCTTTGCAAGGGAGACCTTCGAAGAGCGCAAGGAACTGTTCGACTGCTATACCGACATTGCCAATCCTTACTACATGTTCTGGGAGGGTGGTAACGACCCGACGCATCAGGACATTCGCCTCATCGGTTGCCTGCATGATATTTCTCCTGAAGAGCTGTACTTCCAGTTTGCCAAGCCTGAATACGGATTGACGATTGCTGACCTTCAGGAAATCTTCCACATCGGAAAGCGTAACGAGTCTCTGCGTGTCGGCACGTCTCAGGAGTTCAACGACATCAACAGCTACAATAACCTGTCCTTCTACCAGCCGTCGGACATCAGTCTGGTACGTGTCATCGAGGTATGGCGCGAAGAGGTGAAGCCTCGCTACCAGTGCAAAGACCCGCTGGCTCCCAATCAGATTGACCACTATTTCCGCTGTGAGAAGGAAGACCTGCCTAGGCTTATTGCTATCAATAAGGAACGCAAGGCTTTGTACGACGAACAGGGAGTGCCCAAGGAAGAGCGAGCATACATTACAGCTACTGAGATTGTCGATAAATACTGGCAGTATTACTTCATGTCTCCCGATGGGCGCATCCTGTGTGAAGGCGAGTCTCCCTACGACCACAAGGAACACCCGTGGACGGTCACCCTCTTCCCGTATATCAATGGCGAGGTACACGCCTTTGCAGGTTTCTTCCGTGACCAGCAGCGCTACATCAACCGCACTATCATGATGGGCGATATGGCCATGAAGAACGCCGCCAAGGGTATGACGTTCCTGCCGTTGAGCATGAAGCCTGCCGGCATGACCAAGGAAGAGTATGCTGCACAGAAGACTAAATTTGATTCAGTCTTCGTTTATGATGACACCAAGCCGGAAGCACGAAAGTCGAACCGAAAGCCGGAATTCTACACCCACTCGGCCTTTAACATCGGACAGACGGAGATGCTGCAGCTCCAGCTGAACATGATCCATGAGGTCAGCGGTGTCTCAGGAGCGTTGCAAGGCAAGACACCTACCAGTGGAACCAGTGCAGCCCGCTATGCCCTGGAGTCGCAAAACGCTACGACCACCATCTATCCGCTCATCAAGAAGTTCAATGGCTTTGAGGAACGTGTAGCCGTCAAGAAGTGCATCACCATGCAGCAGTATTACGAGGAAGGCCGCGACATCACACCGCAGAAGTCGGAAAAGCAAATCTTCTATCGTGCCAACGCCTGCCGAAACGTCAAGGCTAACGTCAGCATTAAGAACTCTGCGGCCTCAGCGGCATTCCTGCAGATGGGCAATGAGATGCTTGACCGTTTGCTGGATAGGCAAGCTATCGACGTGCGTACCTATCTGAAGAACTACGATTCGCCGTATTCTGAAAAGCTCCTGCAGGACTATGACAACTACGTTGGCCAGATGCAGCAGGGACAGATACCGGCTGCTCCCGTACAGTTGCCTGACGCTAATCAGCAGCAGGCGTCGCTGGCATCACAGCTCATGCAGCAGGGTGGACAGCTCTTCACACGTCAGAATGGCGCTATGCGCGAAGTATTACCCCAATAAAACGTGACGATTATGGAAATAACACTCTCCTATACGAACATCATCGGCATCATAGAACGCTCGCTGGCTATCATCGGTAAGCGTAGTGTTGACGATAACGGACAGCCGTTATATAAGGATATTATTCTTGGCTCCCGTGAAAAGGGAATACTGAAAGACCATATCGACGAGGCCGTCCAGCACGTCGTTGCAGAGTCGGCGGCTTTCGTCAGCGATTCCAGCATCAACGATACCGATAGCGACACTATCACCCTGACGCTGCCATATAATCACAATACTGCCTTGGAGCCGTTCATACAGCGATCGTTCAACACCTATTGCGTCACCTATACGCTCTATTCGTGGTTTACGGTTACTGCACCGACACTGGCAAAGAAGTATCAGGACAGCAGCACCCTGCAGCTGACGGCACTCGTCAAACTCATCCACGAAAAGCAGGCTCCAAAGGCTCCCATCTATCCCTACCCCACAGCTATCCTTATCCGCTATCCCATCATAGCAGGACGTGACAGTGTGCCCGGATTTACGGCTCCTGACATTTCCGACGTCGTTGACCCCTTACAGTTGTTCAGTTTCCCGTGGTCGATGAACAAGGGAGAAATGACAGAAATCTCCTATACTCTTGTCGGTGAAGACGGCCACATGCCCAAGGATGACATCATTGTCCGTGCAGACAATACCTGCTGTCAGCCGTTCATGGATGGTGGAGGCTGGTGGAGTCTGAAAGGTGTACATAAAGGAACCTCTGTCATTACGCTGTACTCGCGGCATAATGACCAAGTGAAAGCACAGTTTGTAGTTGAAGTATCATAAAAAATATTACTATGTCATACCCACACCACTTACACCATAGCGAGCGTCCTTTACCGGAAGGACTACATGAGAACCAAAACCTGCAGCTGGTAGAGATTATCATGCTGTATGATGAGTTGAAGCACGACATTGAGACAGACTTCCACCGGCTGGAGCGTCTGCGCAAGATACAGGACACACCTATTCTCTCTCCTGACGGCAGCGACGAATATACGCTACGCCGAGAGATTGACACTGCCCTGAACAGTGCCGTGTCTGTCATGACGGCCTATCTTGCGCTTCCGTCGCCGTTCGTCCGTCGCATCAGCACCAACCACGCTCATGCTTGGGAAGAGAAGAACATATATGTCGTGTTCCCCTTCAACTGGCCGCTGCATAATATCGACGCACTGCGTGACAGTGTACATAACTACGTTGTGAAAGCGGCAGAAGCCAAGCTGCTGTCCGTTGCACTGCCACAGGATGCCTATACGTTAGCATGCCGCGACATGTCTTACGAGAGCCTGAATGCCATCGACCATCTTATCAACGAGCGGCGAGGCCCTATCAAGATAAACCCCACATGGCTGGGATAATATATAAATAAGGTATATGCCAAAGAAAGCAGGACGACCACCAGGCGCCAAGAACAAGGTAGGCAAGGATGAAAAGGAATTCATCAAAGGTCTATTGGGCGATACGCAAGAGCAGTTTCGCAAGGAGTTCGTGCGCATGGCCGAATGCTGCGACGTTGACAATCCTACCGACAAGGAGCGTTCCAAGATACGACAGTTCATGAATATTCGCATGGAGCTCTCCAAGATGGTCGTTCCCAAGCCGGTAGAGATTGATGCCAACATTCAGGCTGACGACTTCGCCGAGCTGATGGGCTTGGCAGCAAAGTGGGATGACGAAGAATAACCACCACTCCCGACGCTTCTCCGTCGGGTTCTAAATGTCCGCTTCCGTTCCTGAGTGCAGCGTCCTACCCCTACCGCTGCTTTCCGCCACCTTCCACGTCGGCAGCGGCATGCGCTGCGAGACATACAGGCCAATACCTGTTGACATCACAATATCGTCGTGGTTGTTCTTACCATCCACGTTTCCCATCGTTCCGTCATCCTTGCGCTCATATATCAGCAGCTCGTCGAAGGCCTGTTTGTCGGGCTCTTCATATAAAGAATCCTCCACATACGCCACGTAGTTGTCGATGACATACTCCTTGGTCAGCGTGTTTGTGTGGAAGCCGTAGATATTCGTCTCTTTCTGTGTTACCTTATCTACATCCACGGCACGGATATACAGATTGGGGTAGTAGTCGGCAATCTCGTCGATGATAGTTCCAGAGTGCTCTCCCTCTTCCTCTATCCTACCCTTGCGAGTGTCGGCAGTATTTTTCTCGATGACCAGCTCTGCGTCGCCGTAGTAGTGTGCCAGCTGTGCTGCCTTCCATGCCAGCAGATCGTGACGGATATGTCCGCGCCAGCGTGCCACCACCTTGGGCTTGCCGCCCATTCCCTGCATCATGCCAAGGCGGTCTATCACCGTCATCACCGAATAGTCGCTGTTCTTTGAGCGTCCACCAATATCAACGCTTACCACATAGCGGTTCTCCACCTGCAGACAGTCGGGCATCTGCCAGATGCGTAGTATCTGTCCGTCATCGACACGGTCTGTCAGCCGTGCGCTATAGATGGCCTTGTCGCCCCTGTCATCATCACCGATAATATTGCCGACAAAGACAGGCTGCTTCTGCATGGTCAGGCGCATGGCATCGACGCAATACTTATCGAATATCAGCTTACCTGCTGCCGTGAAGGCTTCCACATCGTCGCACGGGAACTCAGTGGCCATATAGCTGTGGGTGCGGAATTCGTTGCGCTTCTCCCTGTACCAGCCGATAGCCTCAAAGGTAGCACCCTTTAGCCACATCTGCCAGAAGAACTTGCCGCTCTCACGGTAGCCCTCCGGACAGTTGCTGTTGTCCTTGTTCTCCAGCAGCCAGCGAGCCATCTCCTTGGCGGCTTCCTTGTATTCCTCGGTATTGCGGGCTACCCTCCAATGCTTGCCCGTCAGCTCCTGACGGTATAGCTCAATCTTAAAGAATGGGATGAATAGCGGTTCCCAAGCGCTCGGAATGTTCGGGTCTTTGGCCTCCTGATACATGTTATAGAAGAAGTCGCCCACTACCCTGCCCGATGACTCCATGACAATCATCGTGTCGGGCTTGTTGCCGATGGTACCGTTAAGTGATGACAGCACGCCCTCCGGCTTCTTCTGCTCCGTCTCCTTCCAGTATGCCACCTCTGACAAGTGCGCCATCTTCAGATTGGCGCTTCGGCTGGCGTCGTAGTTCTCATAGCTTGCCACCGTCGTAACGCTGCCTCGCACCTCGTCGCCTCTGGTGGTCTTCACTATAAAGTCCGTGGTACTGCCCTTGAACGGTGCTGACTTCAGGTGACAGCCCTTGAAGCCTACGCTCCACCCTGGCTGATGCTCCAGCGCAAGGTCATACATGGCACGAATACGAATAGACGCTGACGTCTGATGCGCCATGATAGCCATGTTCCACCGCTGGTGCTTGAAGTCCTGCATCCACTTGCCGTACAGTTGCGTCTCGGTAGAGCCACCAAACTGTCGGCCTTTAGGCATGACGATACGAATAGGCTTCCGTGCCAGTCGCATTTCCTCCTGCTTGGCAAGCAGCAGGCGCTGGGGGTAGTTCAGGTAGAACGGGATGACGTCGCCTCCTTCCTTATCGACAATCTTATAGAAGAAGTAGAAGGCAAAGGCCGGGTCTTCCTCGGCACGGATGCACATGAGCATATACACCACGTCCTGATAGTGCTCTTCGGTATATTCCCACCGCACTACGTCCGTGATGTATTTCTTGATGCTGCCAGCCTTCAGTACACGTTTCAGCTCTCTGTTGTGCTGCACGCAACGGTCGGGCATGTACTGCACCTTGATAGGAAAGTCGGGTATCTTTACCTTGGTTCGCGGTCCGGGTGCTCCACGTCCCGTAACGGGATTGAAGCCCTCAAACATTTCAATGTTCCTACGCTCGTTCTCTTGGACGAGCAGAAGAACATCCTTATCCGCGACATCTGCCATACACCAGTCCAGCTATGACACAATACAGATGAATGCTCCAGTTGATATGAGGTATCAGGAAGCCTACCAGCACGAACGGCATCAGGCGCTCACAGAACGTAAGGTACGCCTTGGTGCTCTGCTCGCCCCTGCACCATGCTCCCCAGCGGATGCCCAGCTCTGCAAACAGCACACCGCTGAAGCCTACAGTGCTCAACGGTTCTCCCGTTGAGAAGAAGTCCCACAGTCCAGGGATGACCGGCAGGAACGAGCACGCCACGGCGATGGCATAGTCCTGCCACAGCCTCAGCGTCTCACCACTAAGGAGCCATAGTATAAACAGGTTGCCCACCAAGTGCCAAAGGTTGGCATGTCCCAGCGGATAGAGCAAGTGCGGTAGTAGGCTGCTGTCATCACTGCTGTACCCCGTAATGGGTATGAACACCCAACAAAGTGTCAGCACCAGTGCAACAAGTGCTTTCTGATATTTTTTCATCATTGTCTTTTGATTTTCTCTTGCGAGTCAATTTCTTAAAAGCCGTGTTATGACACAGCTTCCTCTTCTCAGCTAACCATATCTGCCCCATTCGGGTGGGGCTGATATAGAAACGGGGAGCTGGCTCCAGCACGGCATACTGTAAAATGTAGTTCAGTGTCTTCCCATGGAACTGTCTCTGCTGCGACAAGCGTACCACCACGTCGAACAGATCCTCGTACATCTGTCTGGTCAGCGGCTTCATAATCTCCAGCTTGCTGCGGTCACCTCGTAGCATGGGTGAGATAACGGTGTGTGCAAAACGGGGGTCTATATAGAAGCGGGGCGCAAGATGACGTACCACGGCATCGTAGCACTCCGTACACGTAGCGAAATCCCCTGACTGGCAAACCTCCCTGTAGATGCGCAAAAGGTCTTTAAACATCAGCGCTCTGAAATCTGCTTTCTTCTTCATAGGCTCATCGTAACTTATTGGTTCTACGCTCCTGAGTGACGAGCATCGTGCCGGCAAAGCGGTCGGTGGCAAGCATATCGGAGAATACGAAGCGGAAGCGATAATACTTCCATGGTGCATTACGCAAGGTGTGCAGCTCCGTCCAGTTGCTTAGGTCGTTGCTGCCTTCTATATGTAGCACGACGCTGGCGTCACTGTTCATTTGACAAATATTCCTGAGCCGCATGATACTCTTCAGTGCCAGTCCGTTCTCCAGCTTCATCGGGCGTGTCTCGATAAGGCCGGCGTAGGTAGTATTCTCGTCAGCGTTGATGTTCGGACGCTCCAGCAGCGTGCGAACGTTGTTGTGTTGCTGGTCAGCCGAAGTGAATTGCAGCAGACAGTCAGGGTATTTGTTGATAACGTTCTTAACAAACTCTTCTCCCGGGTCAATGTTATAGGTCGAGAATGTAGAGGTCTTGATGTTGTATATCCACGCAAAATCTTTGTCTTTCCGAACGATCCATAGCAGCGAGTCTCGGTAGTCGTAGGCTATGAGGGCGCCTTTCAGGAACTCGGCAAAGGGCTTGTCGCTCTTGCCGTTCAGCTGCTCCGACACACATTGTACCTTGTTCTCAAAGGCTACCATCAGTCCCTTCTCGCTGGAGAAGAACACAGCACCGTCGGTCTGTGTGATGCTCTTGGGGTTGTTGCAGACGTCACGGCTCATGGGGTCAACGGTGGCGAAAGTGCCCTCCTCGTTGAGGGCTACCGCCCAGATGCCATCAGTAGAGAAGACGATGAGCGGGTACTGGCCGAACTGTCCCTGCGACAGCGCCGTAGTATAGTTCGATAGGCCGTTGATTTCTCCCGAGCCTATCTTCGCATAGCCGGTGGCAAGGAATACGAACGGATTGTTGACCTCAGAGATAGCAAATTCGGCGGGCAAGTCTTCCGTGAAGGTGGTTATGGCATTCATTGCTCCTTCGGACATATATTTCTTCACCCATCCTGCTTCCTCTCCCCTCATGGTGTCATTCAGTACACGTATATCTGACGAGAAAGCGTAGGCACCATAGAGCGACGGGTGTTGTTGTAACGTTGCGGTTTCAACCAAATACCAACCTTCAGGATCTGCTCCTTCACTTTCACGCCATTCATACACCTCCATCATAGAGGCACGCGGGTCAGGGAAATAGAACCATATTCCGTATATCTCATAACTGGAAGAAATCTCGCGCTTTACCATTTTCGTCTCTCCATTGATTTTCAGGTAGGTCACAATGCTTATTTTCTTATACCAAATTCTATAATGCCCTGAGAACTGCGAGAAACCGGTAAACGAAGTTCGGCGAAGACCGCCAAGGATAAGACGCTGGTTGTATGTGCTCATAAAGCGTGACGAGGTGGTGGCAAGAGAATAGAACTCGTCGTTAGCCATCGTTTGCTGTACCTCTAAATTCGGCAGACGGAAAGTGTCGTAGTAAGGACGTAGGTCTTTATAACTTAAGAAATTCCCTTCTTCGTCCTGAGTCTTAGTTAAATCAGATATTCTAATGGTGCAGAGCTCATAGAAGACGCCATTCTCTGTCAGCTCACGCATAATATCAGCAAACGGGCGCTGCCAATCTAAGACGTGAGCAAGACTGTGCTGATTATTTTGTGGCAGAGCTTGATGATACAAACCGGCCATATCGTCTCGAAGAAAGTTGTTGTTGTAGTCGTAATCAGGGGTTATACCTTCAGGGAAATGATCGGCGTTCCATGCTCTACGAAATGTTGGTGTCTGTGTCCAGTTTGACCAGTCGTAGATTTCCACTTCACGCGACACATATACCTTGATGCCTTGCACTAATTCTTCCCAATCTTCTGAATAATTGGCTTCCAACTTCATCTTAAGGAACCAATATTTCATCCATCCATACCAACTTGCACCACCCTCGTACCACCAATGACAATTATGCCTGACGCTTGGGAACATCAATACGGGAGCCGACTGATAAATGATAGAGCCATCGTACAGCTCCAAGGCGAAGCGTACGGCAAAAGGATTTACAAATCCTTTACTCTTTTTGGTGTTATTCTTTGCTTCTAAGTACGCACCGATAACGCTATTGCGAACAGAATCCTGGTTAATCGTAAACCCCAAGTCACCATGTGGATTGTTGTCTTCTGGATTAGGGAAGTTGACATTCATGTCAATATTGTTAATCCAAACCTGACTGTAACAACCATCATCAGTACCAATATCAAACTTAACTTCAGGTACAGGTATCTTCGTTTCACCATCCCTATATCCCGTGCCGTTCCACTGATGATAGGTGATAGACATTCCGTTTTTCACTATCAGGATATTGCCCACCGCCTCAATCTGCAAGTCGTCCTCCGACTGCACCGTTACGCCGAGCATGCCGCCACCGACATAAACTTCGTTCGTTCTCTTACCCCAAGCGAGCTCCCTCTCCTGATCCAGCAATACGATATAGTTCTCTTGTGTGCTCGTCTTGTGAACGAAAAGGACACTTTCTATATGGCTGGTACCATGTGTACTACATTGCATAAAGTCTGCTGGAGCCTGAATAGGACGATACTCGCCGTTGTCGTACACCATATTCTCGCAGCTCCTGAGCTCGTTATCGTCACAGACTGCGTCGGAAGGGCTGCAGGTGATGCCCTTGTGGAATGTTAGTTGTTGCTGCTTATTCATCGTTCAGAATTCATATAAGCCACCTATCCCTACCCAGACGTCAAACTTGCGGCTGGTAACGCCGAGGCCTGCACCGCTGCTGATACCAAAGTGCCAGTGTTTCTTGACGGGAGGGATAGTAATGGTATTGGTAATGGTTCGTGTGGTAATAGTCTCTCTGACATGGATGCTGTCGAGCTGAGGCCCTGCGGTCAGAACTTTAGGTCCACTGACCCATGCCGTATAGGTAGAGTCGCCATAGGTGCGCTGTACAATATCTAAGGTAATACTGTCAGTCGTTTTCTCCTTATCTTTACAATTCTGTTCAGATAAGCACGTTCCAGCAGGCTTATTCTTACCACTTTGTTCGGATAAGCACGTTTCATCAGTCTTATTCTTTCCACTCCGTGAAGAACTGGAAAGAACCGGAAACGTCACCTGCCCAACCACCGTTTCAGGCTCCAGCTCCTGCGGTATGGTGTCGGGATGATACACTACATGCGTCACGGTCGTTGTGTCGCTGTGCTGCTGAGGCTGCTGAGGCTGCTGATGAAAGGAGTAACAGTCACTTGCTATCCATCCCGTAAGAGCACCCAAGGAGAAACAGACTGCTATCAGTAACAATACTGCAGCGACAAACTTGCTCGGAATCTTTTCTTCTGACATTTGCTATTCGTTTAGATGATTATTCTTTCACGCTGCAAAATAACAGAAAAAAACAATACGAATTTGTTAAATATCAATAAAAAAACACCGCTAACCATCTTCACAGACAGTTAGCGATGCAACAAAGCTGTTTTAAAATGATAAGTTGTTACTACTAACGTTGCTTCACTAAACAATCAATAACATTTTACTAACCTAAAACTAAAAACCTAAAAATTAGACTTAACTTATATGACGCTGCAAAGGTACGAACTATTTTAATACGAAAATCTTAATAAAACATAAAAAAATAAGTATAGTCCGCATGTTAAGTGCGGACTATGCGGACACGTCGTGCGGACTATGCGGACACGTCGTGCGGACTATGCGGACTCGGAGTGCGGACTATGCACACTCACTGTCCGGACTATTCGGACGGCAAGCCTTCAATAGCTTTCAGCATGGCGTTGCGGTTGTTGGCTATCAGCTTCATCACGGCTTGGTCGTGACCCTTGCCCAGCAACTTCTTGTTCTGCGACATCAGGCGCGACTGGTTCTTGATGGTGGCATGTGCAGCAAGCCACTGTGCATTGGCCTGACGATAGGCGGCTGCTTCCTCGCCCTTCCCGTTGGTCTCCAACTGTTTCAGGTGGTCGGCATACACCTTTGCCCTTGCCTTAGCTGCCGTGATACGTGCATCGTCTTTAATGTCTGCTGACGTGGCAAGCTTCAGATAATAGTCAGCTGCCTTACCTGGCTCGTCACTCTCGCTATCAAGATAACGCTTTGCCTTCTCCACGTCTGCATTGTGCCCCTTGGTTCTGTCGGCATTGGACGTTAGGCGCTTGATGCGGTTCTGTAGCTTCTTACGTTCTTCCAGCTTCGTAGCCTTGTCGAACTGTTGCATAGCAGCCTCCAGCGGGTCAACACCTGCATCGATGGCCTGCAGCTCTTCAAGCATCTGCTGCTTATACATGGCAATGCTCTCCTTGAACTGTTTCTTTTCTTCCTTGTCGGAAGACGAGCGCTCACCCTTGCGTAGGTCATCGATAATGCTCTTATAGTGACGGATGACGTCTGCACGCTTGCCATCGCTGGACTCCATCAGCTCGTCGGCCTGTATCTTGGCTTCTTCGTCGCCGTCGGCGGCACGCTTGCGTTTGGCGTTGATATTGTGCTGTGTCTCTTCCATCTCGTTCACCAGCTGCCAGTAGTCCTCACCGAGTGCTCCTGCATTGTCGCGCTCCACGGGTCTGTTCAGGAAACGGTTGATGATAGGTGTCTGGTAAATCTTGGGCATCTCGCCGCTGGCGGCGGTGGCTATCACGTCAAAGGTCTTGGCGATGGTGTTGTACATACCACCGAAGTAGCCCTGCAAAAGATGGTTCCATACGGCTGGGTTGTTCAGATATGTACCGGCAGTGGTGCGCTCCAGCCATCCACGACTGTCTTGATCGCCACCGGTAGCATAGTTGATACCCTCTGAAATCTTTGTCATCCACTTGGGAGTGCTGACGTAAGCCTTGGCAAACATCGGGTCGTACTTGTTACCCTGATTATCTCTCCAGATAGGTTTGCCCGTAAAGTCAACGTTTTCGCCTATCTGCATGATAGGTTGTACCATGGTGGGAGAAAAGTCCACTAACAGGTTGCCACCGTTACCCGTCGGATTGATGGGTACAAGGTCGGCTACACTGCTGAACAGCTCCAGCTCCCAGTTGTTGATAGGATGCTCCATGGCAAGGCTCGACGCCATTTCTCCGATACCATAGAATACTCGGAACTCCTGCGAGAGAGGAATGGTAACGAAGCTCTTGGTGCCTGGCACCCAGAATACGAGGTTGTTCTTTCGTACCCAAGGTGGCAGGTTCCAGTAGCTATCCTTGTCGTCATCGTCGCCAAACATATTGATAATCCACTGGTTGATGATGGGTATCAGAGCACCACCGGCCACAAAGGCAGCAGTAACAGCGCCGAATTTCAGCGGATGACCCTTGGCCATACGGTACATGTTGGCTAAAGCCTGAATAGCAGGATTGACGAAGATGAAGAGGTCTCTCACCTCGGCATTGCCCATTGCTCCCGTGCCCTTGCGGTTGAAGTTCAGGGTGACGTTCTTGGCATCGGCAATACTCTCTTCCAGCGTCTTGCCCATCTGTCGGCTGGTCATATACACAATGAAGCGGGTGGCGTCCTCCGCACAGCGGTTGTAGAACTCAAAGGTGTCACCCAGCAGGCGCAATCCTTTATGGATGCTGGTCTCCTTGGCTCCCTTGGCTCCTGTCAGGCTGCTGCCGTTCATCTCGCGTATCTCTTTCTGCATCTTCTCCTTGAAGCTGTCGATACTAAGCATGTTGACAAAGCCTGTCTCGCCGCCCTCAGTCATGAACTCCTTGAACAGGCGCTCGGTCTCGTTGCTCTCGTCAAGTGTGCCGTTCTGCCACTTGCGCATCAGGCTTGGCATCAGTCCTGTCGGCTGCTTGGAAGCAGGCATCCACCTGCTGCTCTCGCCCATTCTCGGAGCGAGTACCTTCATGACGTTAGCCACAAATCGGGCATTATACTTCGGTCCCTCGTTGATAGCGACACTGGCTCCGGCCATATTCAGGTCTCGGCTCAGGTTGGAAATAACGAAAGCAGGGTTCTTAGACGTAAAGAACATTGCCATATTCCGATTGAGGTTGGTAATCTTCTTACCTAACCACGTATCACTGATACGGCTGACGGCTCTTGCTGCCGAACCATTCAGGGCTTGCGCCGCCTTGGGGTTGCCATTGATATACAGCTGGTAAGTATGTCCTGCCCGCTGCACCTCGACAACATGCTCATTCTTCTGTCCGCTGGTAGCATGAACATCGAGACGGAGACGGCCAGTAACAGGCATGGCCTTGCCTTCACGCTGTTTCTGTCTCATCTCTTCGTTGAAGTCGTTGATAATCTGTGCCAGCTCGTCACCACTCTTGCCTGCCGTGTCTGCTGAGCGTAATATCCATACGGGATGATCGTCCTCACTGCCCATGTTCTCATACCACGACTCGCTGATGCTGACAAGGCTGGTGGGATTGTTCATCACGTAGTTCAGGAAGTGCTGCTTCATCAGGTTGCGATGACCGGCAATTATAGTACTTACGGCGATGTTGCCGATGTATGCCAGTGGGTTCTCTGCCTTGCTGGTACGTCCCCATGTCTTCTTGATAGCAGGGCTGAAGACATTATCCTTACCCATATACGTATAGACATCGGAAGCTTTGTCCTCATCCCAGCCACGCAGTGGAATATAATAGTCGAACATTCCGCGTACCTTATTATAAGTATTGCGGTCCATCATTCCACTTTCGTAGCTCTGCTTCAACGTCTCTTCGGTGGCGGCATTGATGGTTGACCATAACTTGGTGCTCGTTTCCTTGAAGTCTCCGTGTTCTCCACTGAATACAGCGTCGAGAGCGTACTCACGGGCAACCTCGTAGGCTTGCCTCATGGCTTCGTCGTATTCGCTCCACAACATGCGACGCTCCTGTGGGTCGATAGCTCGCTGGGCTTCCTTCTTGATTTCCTGTGCGCTGTCGTACATCTCCTTGGCAAAGGTTTCCGTCAGACCGCTATAGTCATGGGCATAGCCGGCATACTTAGGTGCAACGCTACCGATGACCATTTCACGACGGCGTAGCATCTCGCCGTAATCTATCTGTCCGTTGTCATAGTCTTCCTGAGCTTTCTTCCAAAGGAACTTGTCCTTGATGGCTTTGATGGCATCATCGACACCATTCTTCTCCATATCTTCAATCTCGGCTTTCTTGTCCTTATAGTGCTGCTCTGTAATTTTACCCTTGGCATAGTCCTTCTCCAGCTGTTCACGCTGCTTCTTGGCATCTTCTGTCAGCTGTTCCCTGACGGCTGACTGCATGGCGTAGTACATGTTACGCTCCAGTCCTGACTTAGAGATAAGATATTCAAGACCCTGCTCCTGTGTATAGCCGTGTTCCTTGCAGAAAGCTGCAAAGGTTTTCAGCATGGGTCGGTAGTAGTTCCAGTCGTACTGTTCGGTCATATTCTTTGCTCTACCGTGCATGCGGTTCTCAAAGTTGTAGGCATCTTCGGCACCTGTGGCCACTCTGCCTGTCTCCTTGGCGATGGCATTCTGTATGAGCTTAAGGGCTACCATTGAATCCTGCCATGCCTCTTTCAGCTTCACGCCGTCCTGCGCTACCGCTTTCTCGTAGGCTTCCTTGGCAACATCATCCACCCATGCGTCATCGTCACGGTAGAGCAATCCCATCTCGTCGGCTTCATCCTCAATGGTGAAGTCTCCGGTACGCTCTTTCTTATCATCTTCTTGCAGAGAAACATAACAGTCAATAACACGGTGTTTTCTTTGTCGGTCCAGGATAACATTACCACCGTGAATATCCTTGTAAACAACACCGTCTTTGACGTGGCACAATATTCCTTCTTCGTCAATATGACGCTCTAGCCCAAGTTCATCCTCTAATAAGGTGTCAATGTAATTGTTTTCTTCAATAGCTGTCCTGTCTTCAAAGACTTCATCGAGGGTCACACCGTCGACAAAATCCTGTTCAACCACTACACGCAAAAAGTTTCTTTCATCTAAAGAGTAACCTAAGACGGACATAGGTTCAAAACCTGCAGCATTGAACATGACAATACCATCCATACGCTTTAGAAGCGGATTCTGGTAATAATTGTCTTCTGCCTTGATAAACTTGATGACTTTAGTACCGTCTGCCGTTCTATACACATTACTTTCGGCACCCGTACCAAAGATGTCTTTATCAAGTGACTGTCTCTTTACTTCTTCTTCCGATATGTAGTGTCCGTTGGCTCGTGCCCAAGAGATGAGGGCCAGTTTGTAATCGGGCGCAATATCCTGCCGACTCGGGTTTCCATCCACCGGGGATGAACTTTGCACCATGCCTCCCAGTAAATCATCTGACGGTTCAGATAATCTAAGTTGCTGCCAACCTGCAATGATTGTTCCAGCAATTTGTGCATCACTTTCTCGGTCAAGTTCAACTTCTTGCCCCATGCGTACAATTCTTGCATCTCCTTCTCGGACACGTCGGACAAGCTCGTTAATTGTTTCGTTTCTTCCATTTTCATCTTTTTGCGACAAAGATAGCAATAATTCCTGAGAACTCTTGCCTTCAAAGTCAGGATTTAACATTTCTTCGTTAACTCGGTCTCCCTCAGATGCTGTTCTGCCTGCTTCGTATGGAATACCTAAGTCTTCTATTCTGTCGAGCAATTCCCATCGAAGTGTAAGCATGCCTTCGCCGTACTTATCCATGAGAGCTTTGAGGTCGTCTGCCATTGCCTTGCCGACATCTTCAAGGCCATGCTCCTTTATCCAGTCAGACTTGACTTTCTCGTTATGCTCATCGACATTCAGGCCGTCCTCGTCCAGCATCATGCCGTTTACCTTATTATAAGCATAAACCAACTGGGATTGCGGAAGCTCACTAACACGCTCACCAATAGACAAGCCTTGCTCAACAGTCTTTACGTTTGAGTTTTGAACATCGTCTATCAGTACGTCAGCCTCAGCATACATCGGCACGTTCTTTTCGGCAGCAATACGGCTGGTGTCTATCCTGCCGGTGCGCTGTATTCTCTGACGTTCACGCTCGCTATAGGGACCTACACGGAGACGGCTTTGCATCTGTACGTCACGGGCTTTGTCAAAGATGTTGCGCCTACGGTCAGGATGCAACAGATTATCATAGCTACGCCAAAGGATATAGCGAAGCTCATTGTCTGTCAGCGGTTCGTCCATCACCAAACCGACGTTAGCCAGCATGTTCATGAAGAAATCCTTTATCTTCTGCCACCATCCCATTCTGGTAGCATGCTCGAAGTCGGTCTGTTCTGCAAGCCTTGCAAGGTATTCCTCAGTGGCTTCGTGGCGGCTCCACTTATTACGCTTCATGGCGGCATCTATACGTGCCTTGATTTCAGGAGACACATTATTATAGACGTTGTCGAGGAACGTATCAAAGTGCTGCCCGAACATGTGACGCAGTCCGTAGTGTGCCACACCTTCATGCAGCAGCGTATTGATAAGGTCGCCTTGGCTGCTGTGGTTTGGCAATACCAATGTTATCTTGCCGGTCTTCCGATTGAACCATCCCTTGGCACGGGCTTTCTTACCCTCCAGTCCGTCGGTGGTTGTCAGCACCTCCACGTCGAGGTGCATCTGCTTGGCGAGGCTCTGGACGGCATTGATGGCGTTGCGGGTCTTGCGCTCGATGTAGTTCTTACTACCTTTGTCCTTACGCTGACGTGCTGCACTGGAAGCGCCAAAGACATGCTGCCAGCTTTCCATCACCACCTGACCGTCCTCTATCCGTGCATAGTAGGCGGGGTATTGTCTGCGGATGGCATCCAGCATTTCCTCATGGCTTGTATATGCGTCCGGCAGCAGATCGGTGCTGTAGGTTGCCGCTCTGTCAAGGACATTATAGCTGCTATAGCCCATGGTGGTATTTATTGGGAAGCTCTCGCCCTCGGCAAAGACATCCTGGTCTCTGTAGCGTTCATCGTCATCCTCTTCGTCCTCGGCCTTGGAGAGGTCGAAGCCTTTGCCGTCTGCCTCAGCTTCTTTCTGCTGGGCGGCATACTTGGCTTCCTTCTCCTTCATCTCCTTCTTCATCAGCTCGGTGTATTCCTCGACATTCTTCCGTGCCTCGGCAAGCTCCTTGTCATACTGGAACGGCATACCCTCACGCTGCTTAATCTGCTCGGTCTCCGACTTAATGCGTTCTGCTGCCTTCTGCATGGCATCTATGCGGTCCTGGCTGTCCTGTCCTGTCACTATCTGGTCGATAATCTCATCCAAGTAGTCACGCACACCACGGCTGCTAGCCATTGCATCTATTTCAAGGGATGGCATAGAGTATGATGTGAACTTATGAATGACGGTCTTCATCTTGCCATTATCCCATACTGATTCACGGAAAACATCAATGGTGAAGATTATGTCGTGACCATCAAGGCTGATAGTGTATTTCAGCAACTCGTCATTATAGATAGCGTTCTCTCTGTTACGCTTTACAATGGCATTAACAGGGTCGTTAATCTTTTCTTTCAGGGCATCACCCAGCTTCTTTGCACCATCATCCTTTGTCATGTCAATTTTCACACCCTCTACGGTGATAGTCTTGACAGTACCATCAGGGAACATGCTCTTGATATGTTCCAGCTTCTTTTGTTCCTCTTTGATGTTGGCTTCTGTGGCTTTCAGCTGATTATCATTATAGCGCAACTGATTAGTAACATATATCTGGTCGGCCTCCCACTGTGCCTTCTTTCCCTGATACTTTCTAAGCTCACGCTCTGCCTGATTCTTCTTCAAAGCATACTGTGAGCCGGACAGCACAGCGACAGGATTGTCGAACAGTCCTTCCTCTTCTTCCTCAACGGTGCGGTCTATCTGATTGTTGGCAAGCGCTGCCTTGCCGTCCATGATGCTGTCAATGAAGCCACTCTTGGTTTTGAGACGCTGATAGGCTGTCACGTCCAGCGAGTCTTCCACGCCAAAGCGGATGACACGGATAGTCTTTCCCCAATTCTTGTGTAAGTTGCCCTGACGCTTGATACGTCCGTTGCGCTGTGTGTAGTCCATAGGACGGTCGGGGGCATCCATGTGGATAAGAAGATGCAAGCGCTCCTGCATGTTGACACCGGTCCCCAAGGTCTGTGTGCTACCCAATACGACACGAATGTCGCCACTGTTAACCGCATCAAATATCTTCTGCTTGGCGGTGATACTCATGCCACTCTTGATGATAGCAATCTGCTTTTCAGGTACGCCGGCCTTGATGAGTTTTTCCTTCATATCGTCGTAGATGTTGAATTCTACGACTTTCTTCCCTGCAGCATTGACTCCCAATCTATTCTGATTGTCACAGAATACGGCGACAGTACCTTTGTAGTCTTGGGTGGCTTTCAGGTCTTTCACTATTTCCTTGACGGCGGCATTGGTCTTGCTCAGCGGCTCGTCGGGTGCTTCAGCATCTACGAGACGTGGATCAATGGCGGCACGTTTGGCGACACCATACATAGTAAGAGGTATGCTGCTGTTCTCTTTCTTCTGCTGACCCGACATGTTTTCAAAGCGTTCCAACTCCTTACGGACAGCAGTCATAATACGGATAAGGCTGGGCGACTGAGGCAGGAACATATCCTGGTCTTTATCGCCTTCCTGCTTAGGTATCTTCTCTTGTACTTTAGCCACCTCCTTTGTCAAGACCGTGTCTGCCACCTGACTCCAAATACGGATAAGCTCCGGCTTGTTAACATACGCTGCGAAGCGGGTATTCTCCTTGAACTTGCCATTGGTGGCAAACTCCAGCATCTGTGAGATGCTGCCAAAGTTATGCACAAAGTCATCGAAGTAATAGATGTCGTTAGCCTTCATCACGTCAGCAGGCATCAGATACTTCATGAACGTCCATATCTCTGCGGCGGTGTTGCTGATGGGTGTGCCTGTAGCGAAGACTACGTTCTTCCATCCTGCTTTCTCAAAGACGCTGCGGGTCTTGTTGTATAGTCCGGCACACTTCTTGGAGTAGCTGGGGTCGATACCCTTGATGCCGCGACCTATTGATGTCTGGAAACCTAAGTGTTTGTACTCATGGGCTTCATCTACCAACAGGGCATCCACGCCAAGGTCGTCGAAATACTGCACGTCATCGACGGCTCTGTCAAGTTGTTCCTTGGCTCTCGTCTCTGCCTTGTCGAGGCTGGCAGCTTCTCGCTTGGCGTCCTTCTTTTTCTTCTTGCCTCCCTGATTGGCTGGGTCGTTGTCAAGATAGACGTCGCCATATTCCTGCTCTATCTTCTCCAACTCCCTCTTTAGGCGTTTCAGGTCTTGACCATCAACACCTGCGGCCTGTGCTGCCTCGATGACGTGTTTCTTCTCGTCAATCTTCTCCTGAATAAACTGCAGTTCACGCTCAGGAGAGTCTGGAATACGCTCAAAAGTGGACTGAGGAACGATGATAATATCCCAGTCGTTATACTTTATCTTTGCATAGAAAGCACGACGGCCCTCTGCGTCGCGGTCTTGTTCGGAAAGAGACAGCACTTTGGCATTAGGATATAACAGTTTAGCGTCTGCTGTCATCTGTGCCACGGTAGCATTCTGCACAACAATCATAGGCTTCTTAGCTGTGCCCAGTCGGCGCATCTCCATAGCAGTTGTTATCAGGGTAAAGCTCTTACCAGTACCAACCTCATGAGCCAGCATCGTAGGAGCAACGACACCACGCATTACTCCACGCTTCTGATGGTTGTAAAGCGGGAGTGTCTGATTAGCACCTTCAAATATCTCCGGAAGGAACTCATCGCCAATTTCCATCGGCACCAGAGCATTGAACTTCTCGTTGTACAGTTTCTCGATACGTCTGCCAAGCTCCGGATCATCCTGCATCTTCTTCTTTGCCCACTGCTTGAACTCGTCCTTAATCTCATCGACACGGACGGCACAAGCTTGCGTAGCAGCCTGATCTACTTCTGTGTGTGTAGTCTTGGACGAGCCGTAGCCCTCGCTGACCTGCTTAGCAACCTTTACAGGACGGTTGTTAAGGGCTGCTGCTACCAGCTGATGGCCGTAAATAGTCTCGCGGAATTTCTCGCTATAGACACCGGCGGCACGGTTCTTCTCATTACGGAACGAATATCCCTCGTCGAATGCCCAGCTGCCTTCAAGATGTGTGATACGCACATTCTCAAGGTCGAGTGTTTCTTTCACGAAGTCCTTATACAGGTCAACAGGTATCCACGATGAGCCAAGGGAGAAGTCAATCAGGTGTGCAGGAATATCCATCGGCACTACCTTCCTCAGCTCTTCCACGTTGGCGGCATAACGGCCTGCCGTTTCTCCCTCTGTATTGTATTGCTCTGCAATGGCCAGCTTCTCACGGACGTTGCCACTCAGATACTTATAGCGTATCTCTAACTGTCCTGTGCTTGGGTCTTCAAAACCAAGACGGCTGACGAGGACGCCTTTACGAACATCGTCTGCAGTCCACTTGTCACCATGTGGCGGTGCGGCAACCTCATTAAGTTTGTTGGCTATCCATTCTAAATCAATACCATTGGTACGGAAGATACTGGCGATAACAGCATCCTTTACCGTCTTTGGCTGTGGCTCAGTCTTGAAACCGATGACACGCTCGCTAAACAGCTTGGGCTTGGAGGTCGTCACCTTAACATTACCCTTGATGTCCTTCTCTTCCTTATATATCTCCAGTGCTTGGAACGATGGGAAGTCAATATCGTTACGTAGGAAAGATATAGCGGTGTTCTTGTGTAGCGTACCATAACGCTTCGTAAAGAGGTCGTAAGCCTTGTTGAGTGCTGCCAGCTTGGGTTTCAATGCCTCATCATTGGGGTCGCTAAGTTGTTGCTGCAGCACATCATCCACTGCGGCCTGCACAGCCTGATAGTCCTTGAAACATTGCTGCTTGGTCTGACCCTTTACCTTCTGGTCGTTAATGCCCAAAGGTACGGCTTCGCCGTAGCGCGATACACAGAGACGTCCCTTGTCATCAATAAGCATACGGCCTTCCTTGACGGCTGTCAGCTGGTTAGGCTCCACCACTACACCCGTAGTTTTTCCTACGGGTTCCCTCTCTTCCTTGGCGGCTTCCATGCTCTTGACGAACTGTGCCATCATCTTGTCTTGGTCTTTGCCCTTTGCAGGGTACAAGCCATAGCTACCCGGACGGAAGGTGTCATCCTTCTCATAACCAAAGGCCATCTCACCGGCCATCATTTCGGGATGCTCCTTGAAGTAGTCATTGATGACCATCGTTGCCTGATGCTCATTATGGAGTTTATCTTCGTAGGTACCTACTCTGACAGGACTGGCCTTGCTCACGTCAATACTGTGTTCGCTGGTTCTGCCAGCAATACGCTTGCGTATCACAATAATATCTGACGTTACCTTAGTACCGCCAAAGGTCTCGTTGTTGAGACGGAAAGCGCCTACCACGTCGGCCTGACCCTCATCGGTTATCCACGCTCTAAGGTCTGTGCTCTTGTCGAGTGTACCGCTGGAGGTGATGAAGATGCCGATACCACCCTCACGCAGCTTGCGAATATTCTTGGCAATACAGAAGTCATGGATATTCACAAACCTGCGGCTCAGGTCTTTATCGACCTTGTCAATAACATGCAGTCCGGTAACGAAAGGAACGTTGGTAACGGCAAGGTCAACGCTGCCATTACGGATGACGGTATCTTGGAAGCCTTGGATATGTACCTTGGCATCGGGATATAACAGCTTCAAGATGTTTCCCGAAATCTTGTCAATCTCCACGGCCTCAATATTACTCTGACGGCTCATGTCCTTTGGCATCTGTCCAATGATATTGCCGATACCTGCACTACCCTCCAGTACGTTACCACCCTTGAAGCCCATAGCCTTAGCTACGTCCCACAAGGTATCAATGACTGTAGCAGGAGTATAGTAGGCACTGTTGATGCTCATCACGGCATCGTTGTACTCTTCGTCATCCAGCAGGTCACGCAGTATCTTGTTCTCGGCTGATGACTCATCGTTGAAGTAAGTACCCAGTCCACCCCATCCGGAATACTGGCGCAGTACTTCCATCTGGTCTTTGGTGGGAGCCTCAATACCTTGGTCTATCAACTCACGCATCATCTTAATGGCCTCGACATTGGCATTAAAACGAGCCTTGGGCGAAGTAGGCGCATAGTCCTTACCTCGCTCACCGGAGTTGTTACGCTTGTTGTTGTGCTTAGGAGCCTGCTTAGGCTGGGCAGGCTGTTGTTGACTTAATCCCTGTACGGGTCTGAGCTGTCCTGCAGTGCTGCCTGATACGGTTCCATCGCCTTGCGATACTCCTGTATCTCCTTGTCGCTCATCCCTGCGTTCTTGTAAATCTGATTCCAGTCCGCTGTTGACAACTGACCTGCTGACAGAAGATTTTCCTGACGATACGCCATCATGGCCTCGTCGATTTTCTTCTCCCACTTGTTGTAAATCTCTGGCATCATTGTTTTTCCCTTTCTTTGTTGGCATCGGCTTTCCGCTCTTGGAGTTCCATATCTCCTTGGGCTTCTCGCCAAACGCTACGTCGTTACTCTTCCACTCTGCATAAGAGAAGATTAGCTCTTCTTCAAAAGTTCCTGCAGGTCTTTCTTGTCCTGCTCGTCCAAATCGTCCTGTTTCTGACACCACTCCAGGAACATCTGAACTTCCTCCTCTTCCGAAATCTCCCCGTCGCAAATCTTCGTCCTGATTTCCGGGTCGATTTCCTCTCCCTGCCAGAATATCAGTAGCTGGTAGAGACCGTGCGGAAGGGCTTGTTCTTTCAATTTGCTCATAATAATCACCTATTTTCTTCCCTACAAAGGTACGAAAACTTTTTGAATCTTTGTCTTTTATCTGTGTTAAATAATCTAAAGAAAGGTATCTTCCTTCCTGTGCGAAACGGGAAGCAGCACGCATGATAGAGGTCTGTTCTGATACTTCGTTGAAGAATATCTGCACATCATATCCTTTTTCGCGGAGCATGATTACCTCATCCATCACGCTGCCGCCACCAATACGGGGCAATACAATGTTATCGCCTGCATCAGACGCTTTCTTTAAGGCACTGGATGCCACATCTGCGCTCGCAAGCTGTACATACCCAGCACCATATCCCTCATCGTAGCCAGACAACCAAGGCTTCACGACATCGCTGTCAACGATACGTGCGCCATTGTCATGCGACAGTCGGTTGGCAAATACGGAAGATTTACCACCGGCAGGACGTCCAACAACCACAAAGGCTTTCTTCTCCTGACGTACAGGACCGGTAAACACCTCTTTGTCGTTGACCTTCTTTATCTTGCCATTCTCAAAGACTGCGCTACCATGTTCATCGTCAAGTAATCGAGCTGCCAGTTCTCTGCGCTCCTGCTTAGAAATCCTAAATGTAGGGAATTTCTCTCTGTCTTCTTTCTCCTTAACTCTGCTTTCCGCTTCCTGTATCTCGGCAATCCGCATCAGTTCCTCTAAAGGAATATTGGCGCCATCCCATGCAGCAGCGGTGATATAGGCAAGGTTCGGGTGTGCTGCCTTGGTGAAGTCCGTTTTGCCGTCCTCACTCTTGAACTGTGCGAAGTACGCCTTAGCCTCATCAGTAATATAGGTATGATAGTCGCTGGGGTCAAGACTCTGCGGACGGTTAGGATCGCTCCACCATGCCGTCTTACGCTGTGGCTGCTGCTCTCGCTTAGGTTCTGCCTTTTCCTCTTCCGTAGGCTGAGACTCTGTCTCGGCAAACATATCATCCCAAAGTGTCGGCTGCTCCTGAATAATCTTCTTTACCTGCTTCTTGGCTTTCTGCTGCTTGACGACCTGCTCGGCCTTCTCGATGGCGGTAGGCTGCTTTTGCTTGTCAAAGTTAAAGACGTCAAACTTATCCACATACTCGGCACTATCCATCTGGTCACGATATGGTGCGGCCTCCGGCATATCCCTGACGGCATTATAGAATGATTTGAGGTACGGACGGATGGCGTCTCCAATCTCATCAACCATCTGTGCGGCATAGTCGGCAAACTTGGTAACACCACGCTCAATCTTACCAACAGCATACATGGCACCCAGTAGCATACGCTCCACGTCGATGCCCTCGTTCATGTTATTGAACTTGGCCAAGAGCTGCTTGCGCAAGTCCTCCATCTTCTCGTCGCTGACGATGCGCTTGTGCTCCTTGGCGGGCTTGTTGGTTTCCTTCTTAGGTTTCTCGGACGAAGAAGATACTATTCCTCCTCCATTACCATTGTCTTGTCGAGGCTCTTGACGAACTGCTTCCAGCCTTTGGGCTTCTTCAGGATTTCGTTGTCTTGTTTCTTCTGCTGTGTCATAGCGAATATTGTGTAATATGTTGTTGATAATTTCCTGATGCTCAGGCGTCATCCGTGACAGTATTCTGCCAACCGATCCTTTTACCATGTGATGGCTAAGAAGATTGACAAGGTATTCTTCCTTAATATCCTCTGGCTTGTCCTTGTATGCCTCAGCGATATTTTCCTTGTGCTTTTCTGTAGCCGATGGATTTGTTGGTGAAGTTGTATCCCAGAACGCTTCCGCTACTTCAACGAGGTTATCACCATAATATTGCTGTAGTCCTCTGTGAATGGCTTCATGGAATAACGCTTCTTCTGTGTCTGCTAAATCGATTAATTGTGCAAAGATATAGATTTTCTTTGATTTACTGCCAAAGGCCCATCCGTGTTTAGAATCTTTTAACTCTTGACATGCTTCGGGTATTTCTTCATCCGTTAGTTCTTCGCCGGTGATACTTTTGTATGCCTCCTTCAAGGCATAATCTGAATCAATGTCAACAATTTCTATAGGAGCGAGCGTATTGTATTTTGATGTATGCTTGGCAACCGCATCGCGCAGTACTTCCAGTTCTTTTTGTTCTGACTGCCGCATTGCAGGTTTCAATCCGGTCTTGATATACTCCTGGTCCACGTCATCATCCAAGTATCTGTCCCAGAAAGTGCGGATGATATACTGGTCTGCCAGCTTTTCAGGATCGTTGCCGTCGTAGTCTTCGGCAATATCAAACATTTCAGTATTGTCTTCGCCGTTGTCCAGTCCTTCATCCACATACTGCTGAATGGCCTGTGCTGCGGCTGTGATGGCTGCAGGGTCGCCACTCTTGTAGGCATCTATCAATGCCTTGCGGTTAGCGTCGTAACGTGGCTTGTCAACCTGCGGTGTAGGGATGGCACCCTCAAAGGGTTGCTCACTCTCTATGCCGTACTTGGCATTCAGACCCTCGACATACTCAGCGATGGGTTCAAAGATTTCGTTGGCCTTAGCCTGTGCCTCATCGACCTTAGCCTTGGCTTCGTCATATTCCTTATCTTTAACTTTATTGGGCTTCCGCTTTCTTGAAAGGACGTTTTTGGTTTGCTCGATAACCTGACCGTATTCGTCGTTGGCGATTTCCCAGTCTTCTACCAACGCTGTCAGCTGCTCCACGTCGAAGTCGCTCATGCGCTCGGCAAGGACGGGGTTAGCGCCAATCTGGTCAAAGAGTACGGCTAAGACTTCTCGGTCTTGTGCTGTTCCAGGTACATCGTTATCAGCAACAGACGGTTGACCTGCAGTAGCTTCTGATTCTTGGTCAGCTGCTTGCGCATTATCTCCATTACCTGCGGCCTCAGCTGCTTGCTGTATTTGGCCTTCGCCTCCTTCAATGCTGCCTGCAGCTGTTCCGCTGACAGGCTGCTCACCCACTGCTGGGCTTGTTCGATTCTGTTCATTGTCTGCTATAATTTGATTGATAATTTCCTGCTCTGGTAACGATGGAGCCTGCTGCATGAAGTCTTCAAAGGTCTCACGCTCTTCAGGAGTAAGATGGTAGGCTTCTGCCCATGCTTCTAACTCGGCTTCAGCTTCTCGGCGCTTATTTTCTGCATATATGTTGCGAGCTTCCTCTATCCGGTGTTCCTCTGTCAGATGGAGCATGCGGGTGCTGCTGCCCTCGTTGAATAAATCCAATAAGGTATTACGCACATCTGCATCCGTGTACATTTCCTTCATGCCCTGTGGCAGTCCTTCGTGAATGTCGAGTACCACCTGACCGAAAGGCTTTGCACCGCTTTCCTTGGTTCCTAACAGCGACATCATGCGCTGCATGTCGTTACGCTTCAGTCCAAGTTCAGTTTGCAGGCCTATCTCACTGTCGCTGACATCCTGCCAAAGCATAGAGTGAGGACGTAGGAGCGAAGATACGAACTCGTCAAGACTACGCGGCTCGGTATCTCCGAGGATGGCTAATGCCTCCGCATCGTCAGCCATATCCTTGCGTGCCTGAACCAGCGGCTCGTATTGTTTGTTACGACGCTCCTTGTCCTTCTCTATCTGTTCACGGAGGCGTTTTCTGTCTTGTTCTTCTTGTTTTTCCTTGGCAATGCGGGCTTCCTCGGCTTCACGCTGGCGCTGCTCTTCACTCTTGGCGGCTTCAATAGCGGCCTGACGTGCTGCGGACTCTTCCTGCATCATGTTCTGTATGCGCTGGTTGACCTGCTGCCACTGCTTAATGATAGCCTGCTGCTCGGTCTCCTGCTGTCTGATAGCCATGCGGCTTTCTGCAATCTCTATCGGGTCTTCACCCTTGGGCTTCTGCTTACGGATTTTCTCCAGCTTATCACGGGCAACGTCGATAAGGTCTTTAGCGGTGTCCCTCGCCATCAGCTTGTCACCGCCGGTGGTCTCGATTAGTGCGTCTGTTGCATCCTCTACACTCACTTGATGCCACAAATACTGCGGTCTTCCCTTCTTCAGGATGGGCTGACCTTTCTCGTCGGTGGCTACAGGAATACGGGAAATGGCGGTTGCCGGTGGGTTGTCTGCTCCAGTACCATTCTCGGCACCTGCCTCGCCACCGGCATTATCGAGCGTACCGCCTTGTTGTTCTGCTGGCTGTGCTACATCTTCGTCTGCCTGCTGCTGCACTGGCTGCGCCGATGCTCTCTCAACCTGCATACCATTGTGAGCCACTATACGACGGTTCAGATCGTCAGCGGTCATCTGTAATATCTTGTTGTCATCAGTCTGTATGATATACGCACCGTCAACGGCATTGGGTAGCTGTACCACCATGCCGTTCACGACATTGCCGTTGCCGTCTTGGAACGACACCTGGTCTTCCATGTCGTACACCTCGTTGGCAGGACTGCCAAAGGTAATATTGTCGTCGGCCTGCTGCACAAGCTGCTGGCGTAGCGTCGTCTCGTTCTGCTGTATCAGGTCGTCAGCATTCTGCACGGACTGTATGACAACTTCCTGTGGGGATTTCACGCTAATCTGACCTGTGACGGGGTTCTTCACGACGACTGCGCCACCTGTTCCAGCCAAAGATGCCAGTCCTGTATTCGGGTCTGTGACGATTTCACCACCTATTACATATACCTCTTCATCGTTGACGGTTGCTGTCACGACGTTTCCACTCTGCTGGTGGGTGTTGCTTCTCACCTCGGCATTGGCTTGCTCCACTTCAAGGTCAACCTTGTCACTCTGAGCATCCAGCACGCCTAAAGCTCTGTATTGCTTTTGATAGTAGTCGGCAGCGGCAGCTATCTGCTCATCGGTATAGAAATCGTCACGGAGTGTCAAAAGATAGTTGATTCCTTCTACAGGGTCACTTTCCTCTATCATCTTGGCAAACTCTTTACCGTATTGCTCCAGCTCTGACCTTGCAGCCTCAGCCTCATCGACTATCTTCTTCATGTCATCAGGCTCCTGTGTGTCATAGCCCTCTGTGTAGGACTGGTTTATCTCTGCAGATGTACTGTCTTCTTCCTCTGAGCCGTCATCATTCTTGTCTGCAGCAACACTTCCAAGACTATAGCCACGCATTTTCTGCAGGTTATAGATATATTCCATTGCTGCTCTCTTGGCATCGTCGTTAAGGTCGTTATTGTTAAGAATATTGACAACAACATCTGACATTCCTTCATTCGGCGTACCATCTATTGTTTCACGGAGCTGGCTCCACTTATCTGTACCAATAGTAGTATCTGCTGCAATATCAGCTGCACTGGTAGCTTTCTTGTACCGCTGATGCTGGATGGCTGAATAACCTGCACCTACCATTTTAGGGCCATTAAGCATTGCTCCCATCGTTGTAACGCCAAGCCAGATGTCAACATGGGTCTGAAGGTCGGCAAGGTTTTTGTACTCGTCACCACCCATCAGGAAATCAAGGAACGTGCCACCATATTCTTCAAGTCCTTCACCCGGAACTCCATTGAAACCTGACGTTTTTAGGAAATTGGAGTAGTTGGCATACCATTTCTTTCCTTTCAAAGCTGTCAGTCCACGGGCAATCCTGCTGAGACCTAAGCCTTTTAGAATCTTGTCTGCACCAGGAAGGAAAGAGCCAAGTACCTCGGAACCGTTTTCTGCTATTCCTGCTCGCTCTACCTCGGCAAGAGACGTAAGGAAGTCTTCTCCACCATTCACGAACTTGCCGTTCTCATCAAAGTGCCCAAATACATAGTTGCCTTGCGGGTCGGTGTAAACGTCTCCCAACATAGTCTGAGCTACATCACTGCTTGTCTTTCCAAGCTGCACGGTATTGGTAACCATAGCACCAGATACCATGGAGCCTAATGTGGCTCCTGTAGCTTTCAGCATATATTTACCAAAACCTTTCGCTGCATACTCGCCTCCCATCTTGACGATGCCATTCATGACACCACGGGCAAGGCTTATTGGTGCTCCACCCATCATCAGGAAGTCAAGCATAAAGTCTGCACTCTTGGCACCCATCTTACCGGCTCTTGCCCATGCGCCGTACTGGTCTCCGTATTCGGCCTGCACTCTCTGATCCCACTCGGCATTCTTCAGGAAAGCCTCTGCGGTAAGCTCTTCTGCGGTAAGCTCTTCTCCTTTCTCTCGCTTCTTATTGATGCTGTCAATGTGTTTCTGTGCATCTACCATTGCACGCATATCTTCCATCTGTGCCTTGCCGCCAAGACTGAAATTATAGCCATTGGCAATATCGGTCGCCAAAGAATGCCAGAAACTGTTGGTGTCTCCTTTCTGTCTGTCTTCAAGTGTAGTAATAAGCTCGTCGTTCTTACGGGCTGCTGCCATCAGCTGAATATACTCTTCGTCGTTTTCCCATCTGTTGACTGGAGATGCGCCATCGGCCATCTTGTCTGCTGCAGAAGCACTGCCAGCCATACGAAGATACCAAGGACGATTATCCTCTCCCTCTTCCAGCTGCTCTATACGCTGCTGCATCAACTTTGTTAAGCGCTCACGCTCTGCGTAGGCTTCTTCTAACTGATTGGAAACTGTCTGCGGACGCTCGGCAATATCCCGTGCATTCTGTTCCAAGTCTGCCAGTCCTCGCGTACCATATTCATTACCAGATGGAGTGATGTAAGTCTGCTCCATCTGACCTGTAGACGGGTTGAAGCGCTGCTGCCCCTGAGTAACTTTGCGGTTCTGACCAAGCTGCCAGCCTTGGCCACCAATCTGTACACGGGGGCCAGTATCAAGGCCTATACGCTGCTGGCGGTTGCTGATTCGGTTGATGGTTCTCTGGTTCTCGCCCAAGGTCTGCTGAGCATCGGACATCACCTGCTGCTGTGATTTGCCACCAACACGCTTGCCGTCCAATGTCTCGTAGTCATTGTCGCCTCTTCTGCGGTAGCCAAAGGAAGCAAGCCATTCGTCCTGTGTGCCAAGACCAAAGTCTATTCCTTCCTCGTCAGAAATCTGACTCAGCTTATTATAGAGGTTACTGATGTTACCTGGGCCGGTAAAGTACTTCTTCTTAAAGTCCTCAGGAGAATAGTTCTCTAAACCAAAGTCTATTCCCTCTTCTTGGGAAACCTTATTCAGGGCATCATAGACGCCATTATAAGTACGCTTCTTTGCTTCTGGCATGATTATATAGATGTTTTACTTTTACGCTTTTCTGTTGTCTTCTTGGCTGGCTGCGGCTTTTTAGCTGGCTGTTGTGCCGGTCTCTTATTCTTTGGCTCCTTGGTAGTAACAGTTCTCTCACGCTGGTTTGCTGGAGCCTTGTCAGGATTATTTCCTGTTGTGGGTATTCTTTCCCTTACTTTTCGTCCTTGATCGTCAATGTATTCCACGATTTTATAACCGTAGGTTCCATTGTCCTTTCCACTTCTTCCTGTGCCACCGCTTCCGCTGTGACCATATCCCATTCGGTTATTCTTGTCTATTTGCGACTGAACATACTTGCTGTACAATGGATCGGATTCCTTCAGCTGTTCAAGTTCACCTGATACAGGGTCAAACTTATACAAACTACCATCTTTATGCTTGACAACACGGGCGGCTTTATATTTTTCAAGCTCGGCTTTCTGCTTCGCTGCCTCACTACGGGTATCAAAGAACTTAGCCTGTGCTTCTGCCACCTTTGCCTTACGGGCGTCATCAACAAAACCGTGGTGAAGACGGGAAAGAGCAAGGGCGTATTCGCGACTGTAAGCGTCGTTAGCGGCTTGCTGCTTCCTGTTTCTATCAGCTATCTGCTCTATCTGTCCGTAAGGGGTCTGCAGCTGTTGAGGCGTTGCACCTTTATATGTCGTATAGAGGTTGCCAAGCTGGCGAAGTCCGTCAAACATCCCAGCCCACATCTGCATCTTAGCATTGTGCTCTTCCTGCTTTCTCTGCTTTGCTTCACGCTCTGCAGGTGTAGGTCCTATCAGCTTGGCAAATGATTCAAGAGCATGGCTGCTGTCAACCTGCGGCTGTTGAGGCTTCTCTTCAGGCTGAACGAGGGGCTGAACGGAAAACCTCTGCTTGTAGTAGTCTTTCAGATTCATCATGGTAGTTCATCTAAAATAAAGTTGTTCGTGCTGCTCCTGTGAAGAGTTTTTTCAGACGGTCTGCATCGTCGTGCCATTTTACACCGCCAACTTCGAGGTTACCAACAGGGACTGTAACAGGATTGCTGTGCGGCGTACTTGTATCAACAGGCGTTCCACCATTGTTGCCACCGGCCAGCTTAGTTCCTGATAGTGCCAAGGCTGCTCCTGACATCAGGGCGTTAGAAACACCACCGGCGACTGTTGCCATATTCTGCCCACGCTGCTGCTCGTAGGCTTGTGCCTGCTGAGAATATGCTCGGTCGCTGGCAAGCTGCTCGGCATCGATGCCATCCTTTCGGGCTGTATCTGCGGCGGCAATACGGGATATGGCATCGCCAACCATCTTGTTTCCGGCATCCTTGGCCATGGCTTCTGCTGCTGCAGTGCCGCCAGTGACAGCAGTCTGGCCGCTGGCTTTCTTCCAATTGTCTCGGGCAAACTCCCTGGCACGGGTCATCAAAGCCTGACCTGCTGCCGTATCAAGATAACGTTCGTTACGACGACGTCTGAGAAGGGCATCTTCTCTGTCCTTCTGTTCACGGGCTTCTTCTTTTGCTCTCCTGTTGGCACTCGCACTGGAGAGACCGCCAAAGATTGATGAACCAAGCGACGCTGCTGCCATGGCTATAGGAATAGCTAACGGAACAGGCATCTGCTTCTTGGCAGTATGGTAGGAAGGTGCGCTTCCTAATGGTTGGCTAAATAGACTATTTAACTTCATAATTACGTAACTTTGAATATTCGGCTCCAAAGTTACACACAAATGTGGTTGTGTTTTTCATAAAATTTTTGTGCGCAAAATTTATTAGGATATTTTATCAAACATAGGTTAAAGAAAGTGTTAAGAATTGACTATCTTTGCAGCGGAATTGCTGAGTTATCCAAATTGTATTAAAACAAATGGTAGGCCAGTCGTGAGACTCACCTACCATTTTTATATATCGTTTTCCTGACGTCAGGAAAATGGTCACTCTGCTATTTTTAGTTTAACTTCTTTCGCTCTATCGAACTCTGCTGCTGCCAAGATGGCTCGCTCTTCATTATCCAGCTTCAGGTACTTCTTTAGCATCGCCTCGCTGCTGTGGCCTGTTATAACCATGATAGATGACAGACTTATTCTGTGCTTGTAGGCGTTAGTGGCAAAGGTACGTCGGGCTGTGTGCGTCTTGATACATTCGTAAAACTTCTTCTGTGTTGGAACCTGCAGCATACCTTTTAGTTCTGTGATGCCAGCATTCTCCCGCCAGCCAAGGAGCCTGCCAACAATCTTGATACGCTCATTCAGGTCCTGCTCATAGATTTTCGGAAGCTTACCTCCATACTTGGCCAGTATTGCCTTGACACGCTGGTCAAGAGGTATATATATCCATTTGCCCGTCTTGGTCTGCTGTAGATAGATATATTCCTTCCCATCGCTCAATGTGCGGTACATATCAGCGTTGATGCGCTTGTAGTCGCTGACACGCTGTCCTGTCAGGCATCCGACGAGAAAGATGTCCTTGGCTTGGTTGAGTATCTTAGGTGTCCGTCTGGTCAGCTGGTCTTTCATCACCTTGCGCTCGTCATCATCAGGGGCCAGTGCCATCAGCCTCTCCACCTGCTGCTCATTCGTAAAGTCCGTATCGTACATCTCTTGTATTCTGTCCTCGGTAATATAGACATTCTCCACGTCCTGATGATCCGCAGCGAATCGACTGCTCTCAAACTCCGTGCTCGTTGTCAGCTTCATGTCCTTGGCGGCATAAAGGAAAATCTTTAGATTCTTGACATGACGGCCTATCGTATTGGGCGAATAGGGCTTAGGCTTGCCGTTCTCGTCTTTCTTGTTGAGGAAGAACCTGCGCCAGTCATCGTAAAAGTCCAGCGTCACGTCATCCCAATCTATTAACTTATGGCGCTTCAACCGATACTCTCTCAACTGTGCCTGTGTTCCTTTGTAGCTCTTGATGGTGCCAGGGGTGACCGTCTTGGTGCTTCTCTGTTTTAGCCGTTCGCCACTCTCACACTGACGAATGAACTCTTCAATCCATTCCTCCAGCGTATATTTATGCTCTTTAGGCTCGGCAGATTGCACTTCCTTATTATTAATAATGTTCGCGCGTAAGCATCTTTTAATGTAAGCCTTGGCCTTGTCGATAGTAATATCCTCTATCTCCATCATCTTCTCCAGCCCTGCCTTCATACCCAGTAGCATGCTGACCAGTGAGTCCCTGACAACCATCTGAACACCCATCTTCTGAGCCTCATCTATACTGGCGAGCTGTCTTTCGATGGAAGCCCACTCCACATCGCTCACCGATACACCAAGGGCTACGGCATTGTTAATAACGCCTGATTTCTTTAGCCTAATATACAAATTAGCCTTTCCTTTTAAGCTGCTTCTAACAAAAATCTGTATCATAATATGAATGAATGGTATCTTAGAAAGTTAAACTTCGTTAAGCAATCTGCCTGCAAAGGTACTAAATTATTTAATTTGTAGCCCATTTGTAGCCCAAAAATCTTATTGCGCTTAATTTTATTTAACACCACCATTTTTTAACGTATCATTAAACATACTGACACACAACATCTTACACAATATTTTAGGTTCTAACGAATTTCTACAACATTAATAGGCCGAGGTTCGCCAGGCACCTCAATACGATTTCCTGAAACCTCGATAAACAAAGGGTTTCAGGAAATTTCTTTTTCTGAAAAGCCAAAAATTGTAGCCCATTTGTAGCCCAGCAATAAAAAAGAGCGTAGGCGAAAAGAAAGGAGGTGGCCTACGCTCTGCTAAGATAAAAAGATAAACACTACATTCCTCACGGATAAGTATCATCATTCATTCCATATTATACCGTGGGTGCAAAAGTACGAAACAAATAGCAATTATAATGTTAAGGAAACATAAAACTTCACATTCAGACATTCCTACAAAAATTATATGAAAAACGGATATAGTAAAGTTTGTACATTTGTCACAGAATTATAAAAGCAACTTTATTATGAACAGTCTCGTTGAATTAAAAACACTTGTCATTACCATCTTCGGACTGGTAACAAGTTTGTTCTCCCCTATCCTCGACTTCATGATGGCCATGCTGATACTGCTGACTGTCAACCTGTTGTTTGGGATGGCAGCAGCCTATAACAAGGGAGAGGAATGGTCGTGGAAGAAGGCTATGATGTTCTTCGTCTTCTGCGGCGGTTTGTTTGCCGTCTTTGCCAGCATGTTTGCCGTAGGGCATTTCCTGCATAACGATGCAGAGGCGGCGCTCTGCGTGAAGTATGGGTGCTTTATCGCCACATGGGTCTTCGGCACCAACATCTTACGCAACTGGCGAAGCATGCTGTGTCCAGGCACAGCTACCTACAAATTCGTAGATATTTTGTATTACGTACTGACAGTACAATTTGTAGAAAAATTGCCATTCGTAAAAAAGTGGCAGGAAGAAAGGGGGTGAGAAATGAAGATAGAGCTTATTCGTAAATGGAGAAAGGAAAGCTATACCATCGGTATACTCCTTGTCAACGGACAGCGTATCTGTGAGACTTGCGAAGACAAAGACCGTGGCTTAGACGCATCCATGCCACTTGCAGAACTACAGAAGCGTAAGGTTAAGGGACAAACGGCCATTCCTACGGGCACGTATCAGATCACTATGACTTACTCACCTCGTTTTAAGAAGATGTTGCCGCTACTCTTGAACGTTCCGGCATTTGAAGGTGTGCGCATACATAGTGGCAATACTGCCAAGGACACAGAGGGCTGCATCCTTTGCGGACGTAACACTGAGGTTGGCAAGGTTACCAGCTCTCGCATCTGGACTGACAAGGTTATCAAGATGATTGACGATGCCTGTAAGCGCAAGGAGACAGTTACCATCCACATACATTATTAAAGTAATAGGGAGCGCCCATCGGACGGCTCCCTGTTTGTTTACTCTTTGACGTTGATACCCTGACGCCTCAGCTTCTTAATGAGGCTCTTTTTGTTGAGGGCCTGACGGTAGATGCAGCCTTCCTTTACTGTCACGCTATTGTCTAACACTGGAGCCACCCTAATATCTCCTGTAGTCGAATTGATTTCAAACATGGTGTGTCCTGGGCGTTTCTTCTGCCGGCCTACATGCTTCAGTGGCATGGCGGTGGGCTGATGATAACGGAACACCCACTTGACAAACTCCCTGATGCCTATCAACATCTTTCTCCACCAAGTGTTGTACGGCTCCCATTCATTCTGAGCCCATATCTCCAGCGCGAGCCCTTTCTCTTCAAACAGGTAAAGGTTTTCTTTTATTGCCTTTATCTTTTGCACAGGCTGTTGATAGTTGTAACTGGCCAACGGCCTTCTCCTGATGACGTCGCCAACTTTGAAGATGGGCTTGACGTCGTTCTTCTCTCTTAAAATTCTTGCTTTCATAGTTCTTTCTATAATTTGTTATTTTTTACTGTTTTCATACGCTACTCTGCCGGCTGCAAGCTCAAAGGAGTGTTCCTTGGCGTATTTTACAGAAGCCTCAGCAATCTTATCAAATAGGCTTTTAAAATATCCTTCACTATCTTTAAATATAAGCGCATGCTTAGCAAAAATCTGTGCGATGATCTGCACGGCCACGTCCTCGGCTTCTTCGTTCGACAGTCCTTTCAGTCTTGGCTCCACCCGTTCAAAGGGTGTCATATCTTTTAGTTTCTTTCTCATTTTTCTTTCCTTTCTTTAAATCGTTTCAATACTTCTTGATACGGATTGCTATAATCAACACATTGGTTTAACAGTTTATCAATGGTCTTTATGTCTTCCCAAGTCAGTTCCAAGTCTTTCTCTGCTTGGTGGTAGCCTTCGATATAATCACTACAAATACCTTTAAGATGGGATTCTACCCATTCTTTGCTTGCGCCTTCATGCACGGGGAATCTTTCTAATGCCCTTTCTTCTGCCTTGATCATAATTCAGTCCTCCACTTTTTCAAAATACGTTGATACAGTCTCTTCACTCAGGAAAGCATTGGCCTTTTCTCTGTTGACGACATAGATAGTGTGTTGATATTTTTCTTCTATAGTAACGTCATAGACCTTACCAACTTCCAAGCATCCAAGTCCACCTATATCTTTTATACACTTGTATTTCATATTCCATCCTCCTTAATTAGTTTTTTTCTTGTCACCCTCTCTGTTAATTTTGCATTTTTTACTATCAATGTGTTTTTTAAATGCAGATTTTCCAAAAAACATTCGTCCGCACTTAGGACACCAGTATGATTTTCTGCTCATAGTTTTATTTCTTTTGGTTTAACACTTCATCCAACTTAGCCACCACCTCATCAGCTTCTCCGCCGTGCATAAAGCAAGGTAAAACCTCCGATAGTAGTTTTTCTTTTATTTCATCTATTGTTTTTGTTCTCCCAGCAAAGTAAGCATGGTCTTCTGCAAGTTCAATGGTGTGTTGGTCTTTTGCTTTCTGCCAGTTAGCACCGAACTCAATAGCATCAAGCATGGCATACCCATCAAAGTGTGTCAGCTCCATCATCTTTGCCTCTCCGTAGTTGGCATAGGACTTATCGAGTTGTGAACTAAGCCATTCCTTAGACGCTACTTCTAAGTCCTTGCTTACAGGCTCTTTTTTCCAATTCTTTACAGTTCTTTGAACATTGGAACGTTTTATAATGTCATCAATGTATGCCCACCTATCAACTTCACACAAGTAATGATGTGGATTTAAACACATATAAAAACGTTTATCTTTTTTGTGATAGAAATCTACGTAATAATTTCCCGACAGACAGACTAATACTTGTCTGTCCTCGCAAGGTTCTTCATCTTTCTTATGCCACACTCCGCTTACAGGCTCTTCTTGCAAAGCTTTTACAGCCATGCCAATAGCCTCTGTTCTCTGTTCATCGAGCCAGCAGTGACCACCATAGGGGTACAATTGCCGTAGATATTTTATTGCTTCTTCTTTAGTCATTGTTATTCTCCTTTCTGTGCTTTAATCCCAAGTTCAAAGTAATACTTGGCAATTCTTTTATATTCTTCAAATTCCAAGCCATCTACAGGATTATAATTGAGCTTGATTTCCTCTTCTAAATCCACTTCTTTCACTTCAAGGGTGTCGAGGAAATCTCTTACAAGCCCCAATATTTCGTATCCAAATGCAGAATCAGCTCTTTGACGTCCACGTAAAGGAGTAGTGGCAACACCCATCATAATGTTATGTCGCCAATCATCTATCTTTGCAACTAAAGCGTCTTTGTCTATTAAATGTGCCATAACTATTTATCTTTTACATTACTAATTTCAATCGGTTTTGTATTTTTCTTAAAGTGTATATTGCCGTTACAAGCAGCGAATAGTAGCATACATACAAAGAATAAATAGACCATATTTCTCATGAAGTAACACATTTCTTCGGCCTTAACATACCTATATGGGTCTTCCAATACTTTATTAACACAGAGGTCTGTTGTATTTTTGTGAAATACTACCATAAGATGATAGAATATGTGCCAAAGAATGCCTAACAGTAAAACTATCAATACAATATAAATAATCGTCATTTCCATACCTTACTCTCCTTTTGGTTTCTTTAGTTGTTTTTATTCTAATCTTTTCGACAAAAGTCTATAACAACAGACCATTTCCACCATGAAAGAGAAATTTCCCAATAATACCAATACTTGTGCCGATATTCTATGGAAGGAGTTATATACCTCCATCCATAATCGACTTTTGCTAAATAATATCCTACTTTCATAACTTTATCATTTTAGTTTATTTCCCAAATTTCGCAGCCACATTTACATTTCCACATAACTCCAAATTTTGCATGTTTTGGATTCATTTTTCTTCCGCAATATGGGCAGTTGCGGATTTCTTTTATCACATAGTTTACAAGCCATAAAGTAACAAATAAATACATTACCACATAAAACATAACTATTCCTCCATTAGTTTCTTAATCCTTAAATCCTCCATACATTTTGTTACCAGTGAGTTGTAAGTACTTAGCTTCAAATAGTTTTTGAACAGCTTTGCTAATGCCTGTAAGATTACCCCTTACAATCTTTGCAAATTCTTCAAGCTCATAATGCTCATCACTCGGCTTCCAGTGTGACTGAGAATTTATGTCACTTATATTAATATAACGTTCGTATTCATCTGGAGTCAAAGTGTGGTCTTTACAGAGAACATATCCTTTAAACGGGTCTGACTTATCTTTCTTCTGTGCCAAAACAATTCCGTTGACAACATAAACATTCTTATCAACAGGCTTCCACCTGTTCTGAGGTCTGAGGGATTTGAGCCAATCGTCTATTTTGTCAGCGTCTTTTAAAGCCTCTTTGCTATCCTTATATACATTTCTAAAATCACTGACTATGGCAGAGATTTCATTCATTATATCTTCATCCTCTTCACTCCATTCCTGCTTCTGTTTATTAGTGGCTTCCATTAATGGTTTAAACAACTCGTTAATTGCTTCTTCAATGGTTTTAGGACGCTCTACAAGTTCATAATCACTAAGAGAATAAACACTCAAATAACCTCCTGCAATTCCATTATCCATATTCTGTACATAGGAAAAATAAATACCTTCTTTTCGGCAAAGTGTATATGTGGGTTCTGTTGTACCCTTCTTTCTGATAATGTCTCCAGATTGAGGAATCCATATTTCTTCTACTTTTTCAGCAGGCTTCTGCTCACCTTGCTTTTTAATATTTATGTCGGAATTTACTGGGCTTGATGGAAACATATTTTCATAACTTGCCCCATTAAAAAACTCCCTCTTTAAATCTTGATATAACTTTGTAACGGCTTCATCTTTTTTATCATCCATTTTATTAGTTATGTATGCCAATCCATATAAAGCATCCATTTCATCTTTAGATGGTTTCCATTTACTTTGCTCACCTTGCTTTTCGAGCCAAGCAATAACATCTTCACCTTTAATTCCATCAACATCAATCGTTGATTTGTGGAATCTTAAAAGTGCTTTCCTTATCTTCTCATCATCGGATTCTTCCATAATTCCAGCAAAAATACTTTCAGCGATAGTTCTTTCTCTTTCATCACCATTTTCAATAAAGTTCTTTGCTCTTTCAATAGCCTCGTCATAGCGTTTGGCTTTTTCTTCGATTGATAATTTTTCCATAATTATTTCAGTTTTAAGCATTGATTATATTTACACGGACAATCTCTATCATGTATTATATCACATCTAATAGTTTTATTACTTGGAGTTCCAGCATCACAAACTAAACATCTTCCACTACAAGCTGTTTTTTCATTCAGAGTAACACGTTTATAATAACTTCTCCACCAAGTTTCACGATGAAACCAATCTATTAGTTTTATTAACCATTCCATAATCACAACAAATTTAATTCATTCAACTTCAATATAAGTTCTACACAAGCATCAATTAGTATTTCTTGACAAATCCGTGGTCTGGCAAATCGTATTTAGTAACATAAAAGAACTTGAATCCGCCACAAGTTTTCTGTCTACCAGTTAAAGTTGCTGTAATATTTTGGGGTTTAATCCCTAAAGTCTCACCAGCCTTATATACTGATTCAAACCGATTTATAATATTTCCATCTTTATCGCACTGATAAACGGCTCTAAGCATGCTTCTGTGTTTCCTTTCGTCTGCTGTCCCATAGTGAAAATTCTCCATCCTTGATGTCCATTCAAGGTTAAATGCAAAGTTGTGCATCGGGTTCTCGTCTAAGTGATTTACTATTGGCATGTTATCTGGGTTTGGCACAAACGCTTGGGCGACTAATCTATGCACAAGATAGTTCTTTGAGTTTTGACTTCCCTCTTTTCTTAAAGGAACAACGCAATATCCAGCATTATTTGTCCGTACTTTAAGCATAACAGGAATGCCTTTTCTTGCGTAGTTTGTGCTTAAAACCCTTCCAAGTGTAGAAATTCTATATTTGCCGTTGAAACCATCTATGTCAGCCCATTGTTCATAAGAAGGAGACACAATATCTCCAAAACCAATAAGCTCATCATTAGTTTTGTTTTCTAAGTCACTAAATGATTTAATTGTTGCCATAGTTATTTCTCCTTTCTTAGTTCTTTTATTAACGCATCAGCCTGCTCAACAGCTATCCTTGCAATAGTCTCCCTGTTGTAGTCAATAGAGCCAAAGAAGTTCATTATCCCTTGCATGGCTGCTATTGCAGCACGTTCCCTTATATCTTGCCAATGTTCATCTTCGGTTTGCTCTTGAATTAGTTCTATATCTTCTGGTTTAAATATTATAGGATTACCACAAGAATCGTGATAGTCAAGAGCAATAGTAACATAGTCTGCAATCCTAACAATCTCACCTGTTTTCTTTATTTTTGCCTTCATAGCCTTTATTTCTTTAGTTGTTCAATTATTTGTTTTATTGTGTCAATTTTCAACCGAGAGTTTGATGATGATTTTACGCATTTTTCTATTTCTTCAATCACATAGTTTGCACCTGCCTTTACAGCCTGTGATGTCTGTACTGGCATATACTTGTCCTGCGCATACTCTGTTGCAAATTCATTGATACTTTTCATACCTTCAATTTTCTTATGTCTTCGTTGTTACTATTCTCAACGATCCAGCGGCGCAAGGTGCGAATGTTCGGCGCTATCACCCATCCTTTTCCATAGTACCTGCCGCCATAGTCACCGTCTATCATTCTCGATGAGGTGTCGATGATGCTGCACTTCTTGGCAATCTTCAGCCAGTAATACTGTGATTGCCCAAAGCAATATCGGCAGCGCTTTGTTGTCAGGATGAGTCCTCGCACATCAGCATCCAGCAGCAGGGCCATAAACTTATCCTCTGGCGAACTGGCCTGCAACCGGTAGTCGTCCTGATACACTGTCACGGAAAAGTGCGTTGACCTATTCTCGTCCAGCAACGATACGTGTAGCTGCAGGAGCCTCAGCGTCTGCAGTACCTCTTCTTCCGTCAGATGCATCACGGGGGCTGTCTCCATGATGTACTTAACATTCTCTTGTATCAACTCGTTCTTTGGATCGAACGGCGGTATTATCTTGTTCATAGTAATTGTAGTTTCTGTTTCACATATTCGTCTATCTGTTTCTCCAGCGCTCTGCACTTCTTCGACATCTGGTCGAGCACGGCCTGCTCAAAGCCCATCTTGCGCCTCTTATATGCCATGCGCTCTTTCCATGTCTTACGCCACTCGCTGACCAGCACAAAGAAAGCATGAGCCTTTTCGTCTGATGGGCGATAGCGCGGATGACAGTCAATATATGATTGCGTCCGATGGTTCCACATATCCAGCTTCTTCTCCTGCTCCAGCGACTCTTTCTTATCCTCTTCCTTGCGACCGTTATCAAAGAACTTACGTATCAGCCTGCGCACATGATACACCAGTAGGGCGTATTCCTCTTGCTTTGTCATCTCTTCACCCGGCATCGGTGTCTGCACCAGTCTGTAGAAATCGCCTTTCGGGTTTCTGATAAGCTCGTTGAACTCTACTCGCGTCTGTGTCTTGTCAAAGCTACAGAAGATCGGTGCAATCTTGCTGGTACAGAAGATTTCGTACTTTACTCGTATCATGAATGAATGGTTCTATTTAAACAGTTCTTCTTGGCATGCTTCTATATCCGGCAGCAAGTAAAGGCGGCGCTTGGCAGGAATCTTCTTGAAGCGCTTTAGCATATTCTCCAAGACGTTCTTCTGCTCGTCTGGGTACGGTATACTGATGCGTTCTTTGTCACCTGTCAGGGGATTTATTCCTGTTATACACCACATTGTTGCCATATCTCAAATCGTTTAAGGCAGGGAGGCGAGAGAAAACGATTACTGATTGTTGCCTCCCTGCGTTGATGACTACTTCTCGGTCTCTTCCACGTCAACGTCCTCGTTGATATACTCCTTGACCTTCTGCAGGCGCTTGATGATGGCCTCCTGCTCTTCCTGCTGGTCGATGAGTTCAGACAGACGGTTGATGACGCTGTTCACTTCCGGCTCGTTAATCAGTCGTCCCATGACGTTTGCCTTCTCTTCCGTGATGCGGTCGATAGCGTCATAGGCGTTGTCGGTTGCTGACTCGATGGCGCGAGCGACACGGGCTATCTTACGCTCCATCTTTGATTTCTCTACTTTGCCCGTCAGGGCTGCAATAATTCTTTTCATAATAGAAAACATTTTAGTTGTTGAAATTAAATTTTAACTTATGCTTACGCACTTTTATTCGTATCTCAGGGCCTTCGCCGGGTCGTGAGTTTTCAATGCCAGGGATAAATACCTTTGTCGTGTCTAACATGGGCGCCGCCAAGTCTATTCCTAATGTATATCGTTTTGGCACCTTAACCCTTACTGCAGGTTGTCCATTTGGCAAAGTGAAATGTTCCGTTTCAGGCATTACCATGTGAGGTGTTGTAAAAAGTTCCGCTTCAGGTATTGACATGTGAGGTGTTGTTTTCCCTGCTAACTGGTCTCTTCCTATTATATTTTGGTTTGTCTCCCATGCCTTTTCAGCGGCTTCCAATATTCTATTATAGCCTTGTTCACCATATATTGACCTTAGTGAACCTAAGATGCCGGTTTCTTCATCTTTTGGTGGATGGCGACCACGGTCTTTGTTTTCACCTAACCAAGACATATCTTCTATGAGAGCTGTTTGATTATTCCAATGATAACCACACACACGATAACGAAAGCGAGTATCCCCCACAGTGGACATGTCACCCACCACCACGACCAATCAATGACGTTGGTCAGCTTTAATACGAGGAATACGATAAACAGGAGGCCGAAGAAACTGATTCCTCCACTCTGCGAACTTTTACTTGCCATAATACTTAATTTTAAATTGTTTATAATTTTATGCCATAGCTTTCTGCCAGGCGTTTAATACTGTCGCTGCCATACGAATGGCAGGTAAGGGAGACAAACTCACACACCGTGAATTCGTCATGGTCAATATCAATATCGTGCTGGTGTGCAAACTGGTCCCTCCCCATTTGGCATGAGCCGGTGAGGATATGGTGCCAGTCATACAGCTGCCGTGCCGGTATCTTTGTATTAGCATCAGGGAATGCTTCATGGAACTTCTTTATCCGTTCCTCAATTGGCATTCTCTCTAATTCCTTGGCCTCAGCATCAAGCTTTGCCTTCTTCAGAGTTTCGCCATGTGCAAAGCTGTTTCCTGCCTTGGCGATATAGCATGGTGTCAGCGTAAAGTCGTTATTCAGGATGCTTCCCACAGCGTAAGACCCGTGAACCTTGTCTATCAGAGTAGGTACACTATCTATCTGATATACTTTCTTACCCTTAAACTCGGTAATGCCATCGCCATCGCCATAGCCATAGCCATAGCCATAGCCATCGCCAGAGCCATCGCCAGAGCCATCGCCATCGCCAGAGCCAGAGCCAGAGCCATAGCCATAGCCATAGCCATAGCCAGAGCCATAGCCATAGCCATAGCCATAGCCAGAGCCATAGCCATAGCCATAGCCATCGCCATAGCCATAGCTCACAGTTAAGAACTGCTCAATCTGTTCTTCTAATCGTTTCTCCATACTTTCACGGACTCTATTGATTTAATAGCCTCTTCTGAACAAGGGATGATTTCAATGACCTGCATGACGTTATGCAAGGGAACGACAACCGTAAATTTACAATCACCGGGGTTTTTAGTTCCCTCTGTTGCCAGCTGGCTAATACTTGCCGCACCATTCCAGTACCATATACGGCGACTGTTTTCCAGCACAACCTCTACACCTGCAGGAGTGCTGTTCTTTTCTTTTAAAGTGCCAAAGAACACACCGGCTCTATTTGCACGAATAATTACTTTCTTTCCAATTAAATTTTCCATAATGCTTAATTTTTTAAAGGGTTAATACTATTCTTTACTGGGTGCTCCACATTCGAACACGTCCATAATCTTAGTCTCGCCGACAGAAGAGATAACGTAGTCTATCATGGTGCCACCCATCACCTCGTCGATGTTCTTACGGGCGTCCTCCAAGCTGCTGCCCTGCACCAGATAATAGACGTTGGTCTTCTTCTTTTTCTCGGTCTTCTCGTCGATCGTGATAAACTGTAGCTTGCTCTTATACCACTTGTCGGCCATATCTTCGTCACTGAAGAATATCTCACCGAAGACACAGCGGTCTATCTCGTCCACGTCAAACTCGCCGTTGATATACGCCTTCATGTTGTCAATGATACGAGCCTCAGCTTCCGTGAAGCTCATGGCATTCACCACGTACTGTTCTGTCACTTTCTTCTGGAGTCCGTCCTCCATAGTCTTCTCGTAACGTATCTTACAGAGAAACCAGCTCGCTGTTCTACTTCTCATAGTTGTTGATGTTTAATAATGAATATTACCATTTTTGGTTGTTACTTCTCCCATCACATTCCCGCTAACATGGATATTACCATTCTTGCTTTCCACGTTCTGTAGTACGTCACGTCCTACATGAATATTGCCGTTCTTGGAATTTACGGTGGTGACACTGCCCTTCACCTCGATGTCAGAGTCCTCGCTGTCGATAGTTTCCACATTGCCATGTATCTCTATCTTCATCACTGGCGGCTCTGTGTATTCCTCTAATGGCTTCCCGTTGACAAATATGCCCTTATCGGTTATTGTCATTTTACCGTTGATTCCCTCATAGACCTTACCGTCAATAACGACGATATGTCCTGTGCAGTTGCAGCTGATGTTTGTAATTACTGTTTTCATATTTTGTTAATAATTAAATGTCCTTATCTTGTTGATCCCACGCTTTATCATTCCAGTTAGCCATGATTTTGTTATCTTTAAAGTCAATATCGCTGTCAAACATTATCATATACTGGCATGGTGCATCTTGATTTATCTCACGCAGAGCCCTGATAAGCCCTCCTATCGTATAAGTCGCATACCTCTGTTCTTTTGTTAGGTTCTCAGGGTTCACATAATCTTCCAGATAGTGATCTAAACACATAGTAAAACGAGCGTATATCGTACCCTTCCCGCCGTCGTTCACTTTTATTATCCCGATAACATAACAGTCCGGATTAAATGCTCCCAACCTATTGACAAGGTCTCCCACTGAGCCTTTTAAAATTCCCAGTGTCTTCTCGTAGTCCTCGCATTTCAGCGGGTCTGTAAACGTCCGGCCATCTTTGGCCCTGTAAATGACATCTGCTTCCATATTTTAAAACAAACTTAATTGTGTTACTGTATAGTTCTTCATGGGTTTTACACTCTCTTTGAGCTGCTGCTTCAACTCTTCCATCTTCTCGTCGCTGACATTACGCTGCTTGGCCTCAGCATCTGTTACAGGGTGTTCCATCTTCATGGACAGCTTTTCCGGATGCTTCTTCGTCATACCTATCCGCCAGTTAATGGCAATTGCCCACAGACGATAGAACTCTTCCAAGGCATCTGTCTCGATATGGTTATGCTCTGCATCCCAGTGTTCCCGCTTGAACTCTGTCATCGTCAGCCAAGGGTTGTCATCCTTCTTCTGCTGATACTTCACCTTCTTACAGACCAAATAAGCATCATCATGCGGCAAATTATCGCAGGTTGTTGACAGTCGCTCCGGACGGAAGGGGAAACAGATCTCCTTTGTCATTCCGATGGGCTTGAAGCTCACCTGGACAAAGTCCTGCCATTGTGTGCCGGCATACAGGCTGTTATCCTCTACCCTTCCTGACATGATATATTCCTTCTCCTTGTCGAAGTCGTACCAGCAGAAATTCACTATGTCACCTACCTTTATCTCCATACTCTCTGTTCCGTTATTTCACATTCATACAACTTACCTGCCAGTGACGGGCGACGTTCCTCTACGAAAGTCCTGATGTCTGCATATCGGTGAGACTCTTTTATTTCGCCCCCCCCTGTTATCTCAGGAAAGCCTTTCTTCGTGTACTGAAGCTGGCATATCCATTTCCCATTCAAGACAACATCGATAAAGAACGGGCTCTTGTGAATGAATTTCTTTACTGTCATACTGTTTCTTTTTTACTATCCCATTGTTCAACCAGCCAGATGGCGCGTTCATTTCCTTCTGCTGCAGCCTTTCGAATACTCTTTTCGTATTCTTCACTTGACACCCTATGCTGGTCTTCTGTCTGTTCGATGACACCAACGCTCTGCTGAGGCTTTGGCGTTTCTTCAGCCTTCTTCTGCTGACGCAGCTGGGCACGTTCCAGATACTGCTGAAAGTTGTTCGGCTTGAAGATAAACTGAAAGCTGGCCTTAAAGCCCGTCTTGTTAAAACCAAGGCTGAACGGCTCGGACTTCACTTGCTCAAAGACGAGGTCTATAGCCTGCAGGCCGAAGCGCCTGATACATTCCTCCACCATTGCCTGCGTCGGCATCGTCAGACGGATGCACGGCTGGAGGATACCATCAAAGAACTTGTTATACCGCTTTTTTACTTCTAAGGCCACCCCTCGCGTCTCTCTCTCCATCTTATAAGGACGATAAGGACTTATAAGATTATCTTTATATCTTTCTTCTATAGTTAATAGGTGTGCCGTACCTTCTGCCGTACCCTGAGTAGTACCTTCTGCCGTACCCTGAGTAGTACCCTCTGCCGTACCAAATAACGGTAGAGGTATGTTGTAACTATCATACCCACAAATAGTTATTACGCTAAATTTGTAGTACCCTTTAACAATTATCTCACCGTAAGAAATAAGCATGCGCAAACAGCGGTCAACCTCCTTATAGCTTAACCCTGTGGCTTCCATCATTTCAGGACGGGTGGTAGGACATGATCCACGACGTATCAGCTGGCCCTCGTAGTTACCATCCACCACGTAGGCTGTAGCCTCCAAGTAGTCGAAGAGCTGGAGCACCCGCGCATCCTTGAACCAAGGACGCTCAGGAATGTTACGCTGTCTTTTATACCAACCGCTCATGCTGCCTTCTTACGCTGTTCGATTTCCTTGACTTCGTTAGTGTGCTTATGTTCCTTACACATACGTAGGAAACTGGCAACCATAATCTCAAACGGGAAGCGTTCATTGTTGGGTTGCGGATGCGCTTCACAAGCTGCCAATATAGGGTCTTTGCCATACTGATGCAGACGCGCCAGCGCACAGTCCAGACAGTTTACCATCTTTTTCGTCTGGGCAATAGTTGTACTGTTACTCTTTGTCATATAAACCTCCTCTGAATGAATGAATCTTAATATTGATTGTGTGTATTTGTCTTATAACTCTTTCGAACGACGACATTGTCATGCTTCCTAAACTCTGCGCCAACTCATGATACAGGCTTAATCGCCGCTTCCTGAGTTCGTTCAATGAATGAATGGGCTTCAACATAGTGCAATGTATTATACTTACCTATCATGATGTTCAGTCCACCAGTGAACTATCTCGCTGTCTGACGGTGCCTTGCCACTACTGTCCGTCAGTAGTTGCTTGATGCCGTTGTACTCATCGTAATCCATACGCTGTATGACATGGTCTGTATAGTCGATATTACCACCAATGCCCATCAGGACAAAGAAAACAACAATACTTGCCAGTACAAACGTCATTTTTAGTCTAATATCTTTCATAGTCTTTTCGCTTTATATTCTGTTTAATATTCTTCTTCCGACAGATGTCCTTTTAAGGGCTTCCCGCACCTCTGCCTTGTCATAAAGCACCCTACCCTCGATGGTCGTAGGCTCAGGCACCAACCCTTTCTTACGATAGCTCAGCAGCGTCGGTGCGCTGACGTGGAGCAGCTGCTGCAGCTCGTCACGGGTGTAGTACGTAGGCTCGTCACGCTCCTTGATAGTCTGCATACCCCACTTGATGGCGCCGTCCAGCAGGTCGCGCAAGTCCTTGGCGTTCACCACCAGCTGTATGTTGGCGGCATTGTCGCTTCGTATGATACTGTTTAGGTCCATTACTCTTCCTCCTCTTCTTCGTCCTCTGCGTCACCGTTCTGAATGGCATCCAGCTCGTCGGGTTCCATGCTCCAATAGCGCATAGCACGGTTCAGACACTTACGCCAGCACTTGACATAATCCATGATGCCATCAATCTCTTCTTCCCAGTACTCACCCGTCTCTTCATCCTTCCGGACGATAACCTCAAACTCTACCTTACCGTCGTAGGTATAGAACAACTGCCCATCGTTGCTGATGGCAATGTCAGACAGCGTAAAGCTGGTGTTAGCGTCCTCGTACAATACGCCGTCCGGGTCGCACGTTTCTTTATACTTCCCCAAATCTTCCTTGAATTTCTCCAAAGCACTGATGTGGCTCTTCTTGATGTACTTGATAAGGTCTTCCATAATGAATGAATGGTTTTTGAATTGTTAGTCGAACACTACGTCTTTCACCTCCACGCCACCGTGCAACATAGCCTCCCGACGGATGGCCTTTGCCGCATCGGTAAACGACTTATAATTCAGGGCGTCGTACACCGATGTCTTTCCTGCGCCAGTAGCCAGCATGATCTGCTCAATGGCTCCAGCCGGTACTTTAATCTTGGGTCTTCTTATTGCCATAACAATATTTTTATTGATGATTGTTTTGAAAAATCATTTATTATTTGTATATTTGCAGTCTGTACCGCTTTTCGGAATTGTTCGGAACACCTCCCGTTCCCTTTCCGAGTGCAAAGATAAATAAAATTAGATATACAGCAATAAATATAAGTAGATATTTAACATAGTTTAATAAATAGTTTTAGTTATGAGCGGAGAAGAATTAGACAAAAAGCTAAAAGGCGCTGGTTATGTCTTAGCCGACATAGCAAGGCAATTGGGTGTTCCACCTCAGTCAGTAAATCAGACGTTGAACGCAAAAGACGTCAAAAGTGGTTTCCTTGAAGACCTGTGTCGTGTTTTAAACAAAGACATGAGTTTCTTCTACGGCGACGCCTCAACATCTTCGGTGGATGATGAAGTAAAACGTCTTCGTGAAGAGAATGCTATCCTGAAAGCAGAGTTATCCAGCCGGAACGACGTCAACTTGCCAGCAAAGGATAGCAGGATTTATAACTTGTGGATGAAGTTTATGCAGATAACGATGGAAATGCAGGAACTGTATAAGGAAGAAAAGGAGAGGTAAAATAGAACGCTTATGAAATGCTTTTTAGTGAATATATTAGATAAGGCAAGTACGAAGGCGTATAAGTCTTCTAAAACTGCAATGGATGAGATTGGAGATACATTTGTTATAAATAGTCATTCTATTATACTAACAGTTAATGATGACGCTATAGATTTAATGAATGTTCTATCCAAAATAACCAAAGATGACTCCGATGTTATTATCGTCGAATTGACCAAAAACACAAATTTTAATTTAAGCCTAAAATTAAAACCAAGAAGAGAATATATTACTGCATATATTAGCAATAGTTTGAATGATGATTATTAAGTTTCTTGCCCTTGCGGCGCTATTCTTTTATACTCTCTGTTTGTTTACCCATCAGCCGACAGAGATTATTCACTACCTTGGCGTATCGTTGCCCTGGTTGTCATTATTATGTAGCATTCCGATTCACTTGATTGTAAAAAGTAAAACAGACAACACAGGTACATATTGGGCGTATACATATATTATAATGACTATAGTGTATGCCGTAATCGTGTCGCTAATGTCCGGAAGTATCTTTCAACAGGTTCCACACTTGGCAACATGTGTCACCTTTGTCGCCTACTTTAAATTAGAGATGGTATTAAAGGAACGAAAATAGGTTTTTCTCTTGCATCTTTCAATTATTCTTCGTACCTTTGCCTCGTCTAAATATTCTGTATCAGGAAAACCGCAGGTCATAATAATGGTGGCCTGTGGCTTTCGCAACTAAGTATAGCCGCAACCGTGTCGAGAAGTGGAAACACTCTCGGAGTCCTGATACAGAGACTTAGACAACGCGTCGTGCGGCTTTTTTGTGTCTGCACGTCTCGATGGGAAACGAGAAATGTTTCAACCACAT